CCGAATTTTCAAAATAGATTTCATTATTGTTTTTATTAAATTTACTTTTATGCCAATAACCATCCGAATTTTCAAAATAGATTTCATTATTATTTTCATCAAATTCACTTTTATGCCAAGAACCATCTGAATCTTCATGATAGATTTCATATTGTTTTCATCAAATTCTCTTTTATACCAAAAACCATTTGCATTTTCAAAATACATTTCATTACCATTTTTATCTCTAATCTCGAAAGGAAATTCTTTTACATTTAATTGTTGTGCTATTGTTTTCATAATGTTACTTTTATATTGTTTGAATCTTTTGATGTAAAGTGGATGGATGAATCAACTGTTATACTACTTCGTTTTTCATCATCTTTCCAAAATTCATGTCTAATTACTTGTATTAAATCAAATGCTTCTCTACAACTTTCATCTACTTTTGGATTATGAATACCCCAATTACCATTTCTCCCTGTTGAATAATCTTGTATTAATATGTTTCTTACTTCTGTTAATCTGTTATCAACTTCATCTCGGATTGAATGGAATCTTGAATAATCAGTAGATAACTTAACATCTTTTAATTTTTTCCACGCAGTTTCCTTATCCCACATACCATTCTTTATACTACCATTAATTAATGCTTTACCATTCTTAATTTCAAGTATTTCTCCTTGTGAGGTTCTATCACCAACCTCGATATCTTTAACAGGAATACATTCATTACATAAATGCCTTTCAAATGTTGGGTGATCTTTTATTACACCGAATTGACCAGCACCAACTCTTGAGTATAAATCTAATGCTCTTTGGATTAATCTAAGTTGTTTGTTATTTACTTCTAGTGTTGCCATATTATTGTTTTAATGTTATGTTAATTGTGGATATTACTAGTGCATTATTTAAATCTACTTTTGGAACAAATCGCAACATTGGTTCTGTTAATAGTTCACATTCTATTGTAATTGTATTAATATCATCCATTTTACAGAGCCGTTCAATAAAAGATTTTGATAGAGTTGGAAATGGGTACCACCCACCTACTTCATCGCCATAACCTACTTCAGTATTAGTTGTTGCTATAATTTTATAACAGTGGTGTGGGTCGGTATTAGTATGATATGTTTTATCTGTTGCTGATATATAATGATCTTCTGGTTCATTAGATTCTTTACATTGAAATATTTCACCTAATTCAATTGAGAAACACCAATCATCAGCTATAATATCATCATCAGATGTAATGTAAACTTGTAATTTGTTATTCTGATTGTATTGTTTGTGTACTCTTAATGTTTTCATTATTATATTTCTATTGTTTTATCTCTTAACATATAACAAAATAATTCATCTCTATCCTCATCTGCTACATAGCTGATACTATAATTGTTTTCTTGTAGTGCTGGATGTAACCAATCCCATTAATCATAAAATTCTAATTCGGTGAAACATTTACCACCATTCCTATCATAAGCTATCTGAGGTAGTAACATTTTATTATCATACCAACCATCATCAGTTTTAGTGAATCCTAAAAACCCAGCTATTAATTCATCTCTATTTTCCATATACTTTATTTATTTTGATATAGAGTTGTCACGCGTCAACATTATAATTGAACACCACGTGTGTTCCATATTAGGTATAAAAAAACCATCTGTTACGGTATACCAACTTAAATAAGTATCCCATAAGTAATCGTTTAATCCCTCTTTAAATGAATCCATATCAGTTGGATTAATTTTAGTAATCTTACATTTAATAGTCTCAGGTAGGTGTATGGATGCTAAGTGATTAGTGTGTTCCGACCAATTTTTATGAGGGCCTTTATCAAAACCATCACCACCATTAAATATGTATGAGTTTGTTAATATATTATGTAGCCTGGTATTCTCTATGAGTTCGTCTGAACTTACTGGGATAACATTGAGAGTCTTAATCGTATCCACTTCTAATGTTGGTAGATATCTAAACTCTATAATTTCCCCTGCTAATTGACCTAAGTAATAACTTTCGCTGCATATCGATTTGATTGGCGCATCTAAATCTAATGGAATTTTAGATTCAGTGGTTCGCTTAGCCATTAAACACTTTAGCCATTTTCCAGTAAACCAATTACCTTTGTGTTTTTTTGTAATATTTATATTGCTCATTTATCGTGTTTTAATATGTTATACTTAATATACTAAAATTATAGCAAATATTTAATAATTATGATTCTACCGTCTATATTGTAGTTATTATTCTATTAAAATCATCATCCTTAATTATTTCTTTAATGCTTGGCAGTTGTTCCATGTTAATTAGTTTTTATTTATATTATAAATATAATACTATTTCTTGAGTATTGAACTATAAAATCTTGTTTTGTTTAGATTGTTTATAACTTTTTTCTGTACAGTATATATTCATTCTTTTCTTTTTTGATATTAATGTTATCATGATTATATTGAGGTTAGTAATCTTTCTGTTATGTCTTCTATCATGGTTCGTCTCCATGCCCAACTTACTGGGTGTGGTAGCATTGCGAATGCTTCGAACTTCAAATCAAGTACGGCTTTCTCTGCTTGCTTACCAAAAGTAATAACAGCAAACCATTCTTTTTCATCTAATGCACGTTGCACCCAATCTAAATCTGTATCAAATTTATCAGTCTTATTCTTTGCCAGCTTTGGAGTACATTCAGACATCGAAATCTGAAAATGTGGTTCCAAGTGAGGTATTACTCTACTGTAAGTTGCGTTCTTACGGTTTATCCAGTCAGTACCATATGTCGGAGATTTGAAACGAATGCTTCTACTTCTTGTGTTTGTGTATGCGTTCTGAAAGATTAATAAGACATGTTGTTTGATCATTTGAGTCTATATATTGTTGGTTGTTAAGTAAATGAACATTGTATAGTTGTATTTTCATATATATTTGTTTAAGTTGTTATTTTTAATGTATATAAAACTGCCTGCTCCTGACTTTGCAGAATTTATATTATCTCGACTTTTTAAATAGTCTTTTGATAGTACCCCATTATATGAATTTAAAGTTTGACTATATGACTTTAAGTCTAAGTCATAAAACATCACGTATTCAAGTCTATATTTATTAATGTAGTTTTCTAATTCAGTTTTTAATTGATTAGCAGTTCCATAAATATAAGTTAAGTGTTTATTGTTTGGTGTAGATATTAGAATTTTCCCTCCACTAAATCTACCTAATTCGTCTCCGTTTCCTGAGCTTCCCATACCTATAGGATATGAATGTTCAGTCTTGTCTAAATTAATTAGTTTAATCGCAATCTCTCTTCCAGTTACACCTGACCAACCTAATACTGAATTTGTGCCATCTATATTAATGCCAGTGATTTTTTTAGGATTCCATAGTTGACTAACTTTATAATTAGTATTTATAAATTCTTTTAATCTACCTACTTTAACATTTCCGTTATCGTTTATAGCTAACATATAACTGTCTAGGGTAGGCATTGGTAGTTTACCACATCTTTTAATTTTACTTAATACTGGCTCTCCAAATGGAGAAAATGATGATATTATAGCGGAGCCGTAAATATCATCATTGTCATATCTATTTCGATGTCCTAGATTATTATACTTATCTAATTCTATTAACATTGGTAAATAATACATAGTAGAATTTTCAGGATTCTTAATAGTATCAGATAGAATAGTTATATTACTATAAGTTATTGGGTATTTACTATTTACTATAATACTAGTTTCCCTAATTAAACCAACTCTATTTTTTACAAAATTAATTAGCTGAATAAAAAAATTAATAGTACCTTCTTTTTTAATAGTTTCTAATCCTTCTTCTATTAAAGTTATTTCTTTATGTTCGATACAAGAATTAAGTATGCATGGATTTAATAAAATTAGTAATAATACTATAGTTTTCATTTAAGTAAGTTATAAAATTTATTGAAATGTTTAATACGATCATCAAGACCATTGGTTCCACCATTAACTCTTTTAGTTACTGCGGTTATTGTTGCAACATCGGATCCTTTATCACAAATGGACCAAAGTGAGTTGCGATTAAAAAAGAAGGCCGCTGATGATAAAGGGTATTTGGTTGATACTAAATCAGGATTAGACATAATATCATCGTTTACTGTTTTATTAAATTCTGCATAATTATCTTTTCCAGTTAATTGAATATACCCTCTACCTCTATGCTTCCACCCATCACCGCTATCTTCGTTACCGTTACCCATTCTTGATGAATATACTAGATTAGCTATTTTTTCAGGGTTACGCTCATATAACAAAGCCTTTGCATTAGTAGGAAAATATTTTTTAAATATTGAACTCAACCCAGAAGCCCCATAATTCAAATTCTCAGTAACAGCCTTGAAATTACCCGATTCATGTCCACATTGAGATAAGAAATGAGCTAATCTTAATACTGTAGTGATATTATATGTTGTGGCTGTTTCAGGGATTTGCGATATTACAGAATAAGGAATATATCCTTTTAAATTTTCCAATTTAAAATTTGATTTAGGCATGTTTACTAATGGTAGTATTGTTGTAGATAACACCATTTTAGACCATGTAGAATCACCCACAATACCATCGGCAATAAGACTATTATTTGATTGCCATGCTTTAACTGCTGCTTCTGTTCCTTTACCAAAGCTGCCATCTGCACTCACACCCAAGAACTCTTGTAATTGTTTAACTTCCTTACCCTTTGAATTAATTTTCAAAATCATAATGCACTATTTATTTTTATATCTGTGATCACTTCGGAATTAATTTGATTAATTAATTCTTTAAAAAATAATATTTCTTCTCTACTAAAAGCCATACCTATAGAAAAATAAGGTCTATTACGTTTCCATATAATAAACATACTTGATGTTTTATACATTAACTTTTTTATTATTAATATTACTAATAGTGTTATCATGAGTATTAATATCATTAAATATCGTCGAAGAATACAGAGTTAAATCTCTCATTGTCAAATTCAATTAGTATTACGTCAGTATACCACCCACGCACAATTGTTTTTTTAACAGTATATACAGTGCCTACTGTTAAGTGTAAATTTGCATGTTCTTTGTGCACATCGTAACCTCCGTTTCCAGTGTACATTACTCGAGTTCCGTGCTTTGCTATAATATTCATTTTTTTATTTTTTATTATTTATCTGTTTTATATAGACTAATATGTGGTGCCAAGATTTTGTCTTGTTTTATTTTATTTAAACAATTCGTTTTCCTCATTTTTTAATTCAATAAATTCACTTATGTTCCATTCATTTAAATAAGTAGCAAGATCTGACATTACAGAAAAACTTAATATTAATACTTTTGGGCTGGACTTTATGTATTGGTTTTTAGAATCCTGCATTGCTGAAATATACAAAAAATAATTTGGGCTACCGTTAATAATAGAAATCATACTAGTTATTTTTGCATTAGAAAACCTCCAACCGCCATAATCAAAAAAACTTGGAAATGAAATAGTTTCAATTGCTTTTGACATAGTAGTTACATTATTTTTTTTTGCTAAATCTGACCATTCTACATATTTAGAATATGAATCACCAATAAATTTTAGAAATTCTATTCTATCAGATTTGTTTAATATAATACAAATATCGTCTATGTGTAAATACATAGCACTTTGCCCAACACCTGCTTTAACTGTTATTTCTATTTTGCCATATTCATATGTTTTGTAAAGTTCTTGTGCATTTGATAAGTTAAATGCTAATGCTATTAATAATGTTATTAATGTTTTTTTCATATTTTTTATTTTTTCCATTTTATTAAATTTATTAATTATTAAAAATTACTATTTAACTATTTTTTTAAGTTTAGCAACATAATTTGAATCTTCAGCATAATTAGCAGATAAATATTGAAAATACTCACTTTCAGTTTTTACCTTTCTTAAATATGTTGCTTGATAAAATGCATAATCAAGTACCGATTGCCTCCAGTTACTATAAAAAGCATGACCGGATTCTTCGCCAAGTGCAGTAGTTGGTCTACGACTGGAAATTTTCATACCAAATAAATTATTGTTTTCAATAAATATTTTTGACTTATAATTAAAACTTTCTAATTTACTTTGGGCTAATACAATATTAGGAAACTTTATATTTAATTCTATAAGATATTCTTTTAATTTTGTTTCAGAAAACTCATTCTGTTCTTTGATTAAAATAATCCTTGCTTCTTCTGTAATAAAAGTTTCTTTAGTTGGTATAGCGCATGTTAAAATGCCTATTGTAAATATCATAATAGATATTATAATTAAGAATATTTTAAAATTTCCCATTTTTTCAAATTTAAGTATATTATTATTGTACGTATATATCATATTTTTGGTTTTAAGTTATTATACCCATTTGGATATAATTAAAGATTTATTATTTAATTTTAACTATGTCGTAACCTTTGTCTTTTATTTTACGTAAAAAATTATGCGGATGATATCCTTCGGTGTTGCGTTTTGCTTCCATCACTAAAGCTAGTAATTGATAGTTTATTCTAGGTTTTGAGATATAATCTGAAAAAAGCAAGTTGCCTGTTGGTTTCAATTTCATAATATTTATTTTTTAATTGGTTCATTCATTGTTTACTTTATTGGACGGCTTGTGCAATAGTAATCATTTTCTTTTAAAGATGACTATTAAAATAGATATAATCAACACAATTATTTTCATTTGAATTACTTATCATTCACTAAGGTACATTTTTTATTCTTATGAATGAGATATTGCGCATTATATTATTTTTTTCAGATGGCAAAAGATTTTAAGTATTCAAAACCTTCTTCTATCGTTTCAAATACAATATCAGATACTTGCGTTACAAATGATAAGTAAGCATCTTTAATTGTTTCGTGATTTGTCTCTAATACAGTTATTACTGTTTTTCCTAATCCTTTTGCATATCCAGCTTCACAACATAATCCTATACAGCTTGTATTTGTTCTTTCAACATAAACAAATAGTATATCACACTGACGTATAAAGTGTAAATCCCATTTACCATATTCGTTTACATTCATTACAACTCTTTCCCCATTTTTAAACTCTTTTTCTTTTGGGTTTATCCATTGGAAATTATCTGAACATTTCTTTACTTCATTAGCCCAGTCTGATTTGAAACCACCAGCTAAATAAATTTTTTGTTTTGCCATCGCTTTTTTCTTTTTAATTCGTTTTCAATCCAAGTTTTGTGCTAAAAAGTCGGCACTTCTTATAACAAGTGCTGTACAAAAGAGGCGGTTTGGTGCATCTAATGAAGTTTTGTAATAAGTTGAAGATTTGTTTTTCATGTCAAGTTCAGTGGTTTAATTCGCCTCCTTCGTATAGCACCATCCGTTATGATGAAATTAAAAAAGCGTATATTGTTTTTTTCTTTCTTCATATTTAAGAAACCAAAATATCGTATAAAGGTTCATCGTATTCTGAAGGCATTACACCTTCATTAATGTAATACAAAATCGATTCTTCTTTTGATTTCGCTTCGACCATAATCCAAGCACCAGTTCCATAATCATTGATTTCTTCGTAGATATAATCTGCGTGAGCTCTAGCAATTTTATCCGGCTGTTCGTGATTGATAGTTGATGAGAAATGAAAGCAAGGAGGCGCATCTTTCCAGGTTGATGCTGCCATCAAAGCGGCTTCTTTATGAGTTAAACCAGAATGACAATATTTATGATGATGTACATCAAAGGTAATAGGAGTACCAATACGTTCATAAACTTCATATAAATCTTTAACGGAAAACATAGTAGGTTTATCATCGTTTTCTACAACTAAACGTTTTTTTGTACTTTCGTCGAGTAATAGGAAATTTTCACAAAATCTATCGATAGCTGAAGGTTTATCGCCATACGTTGCTCCGATATGAATGTTAATTTTATTCCAATGACTTGGTTCATAACCCATAATATCGAAAATTTCTGAATGTTGATTTAGGTCTTTTATGGCATTACGAACAACATATTTTTTATCACTAGCCAAAATGTTATATGGACCAGGATGAAATGTTAATCTTTGATAAGATCTATCGGCTATTTCTTTTACCGTTATTAAACAATTTACTATTTCATCATAATCTTTTAGATCCTTTAAATCGTAATGTGAACTCCACGGAAACATGCTTGAAGACATTCTATAAAAATGAATTCCTATATTTTCATTCCATTCTATTACTCTTATTAAATCTTTTACATTTAATAAGGCCAATTCTGAAGCATAATCGATTCCTTTTTCGTTGAATGTTTTTTTAATCATTCCGCGATTAATTATAATATCCTTTGTTTCGGCTAGAGTATTATTAATACATGCATAGCCTAGTCTTTGATTTACTGATAGATCCATATTTTTTATTTAGTACTAATATAATAATTTTTTGTGGAATAAAAAAATTTACATTCCATCAAATGAAGATTCATTAATCAACTCAGGTCTAGGAAATCTTTCGAAAAAATCATCATCATGTTTATATTTTTCTTGTATTAATTGTTTTCTAAAATAATTAGACATTCGGATAGTATTTGAATATAATCTTGTCTAGACATTTCCTTTCTGTAATATTTTCCAGATTTAGGTGTCCTTAAAATTAAACGTTCAATATTAATTATATGATCTCTTTGTTTAGGAAACCAATCCGGAGATGCATTTTCACATTCCATTGTAGGATTCATTTTACGATTTAACATTTCCTGTCGCAATAAGTTAAATCGATTTTTAATATATCCTATTTTATTGTAAAAGAATATTATATGTCCAGATCCTAACCTATACTCCTTTGGAATATCTCTTGAAGCGGATTTTTCGGATAATCCTACAACCCTTAAAATTTCTCGATATTCGGCAACTAAATGCTTATCACATAAATATTTAGGAGGAATAGTATTGACTCTGGTCATTATATAGATTTAGCATTACTGAAATAAAAAAATTTACATTCCATCTTTTGGTAAATTTTGAAAAAATAAATTAGGGAATTCTCCTAAACTAATTCTCCTAGCTTCCATAACTTTAGCTAAATGAGAATAATGAATTCTAGGTCTAGAAATATAATCACCTGGATTTAATTCTTCCATATTGACTAATTCTTTTTTAACTTCGTTTTTTGCTATTTTGAGCATAAATTCAATCATATTTCTTATTTTTAGAACTATATGTAGTTTCGACATCATATCCTATTTCTGTTAATATCGTATTAGTACTATCGTATCTAGTTACGGTAATCTGACTCATACATAATGTTGATATTAGGAGCATCACTGCTATATACAATAGTTTCATTGTTTTTATTTATGCTTTGATTAATATAGTAAACCTGCTCCGTCCAATACTGAGTAATTACCATTTTGATATTGTATTGTTACTATATTTTCACCATTATAGAAGAATGTATAATCGATGTTGTGTCCGTTAGTATCTACACATTTATAATTAATCCACGTCATATTAAGAGCATCGATACCCACTTCAAGTATTTTATAATGTAGCGTGGTAGTTGTATCATTATGTGATGATATTACGGTTAATATAGACTCATCGTCGTTGGAAATATACGATGTCTCCATATTTTTTCGAGTCTCGTTTAAATACTCGTTGTTACTATCATATGTAGTCATGGTGATTTGACTCATACATAATGTAGATAATATTAGCATTAATGCTGTGCACAATCCTTTCATAATGTTTAATTTTAATTATTTCTAATATATTTTCCTAGATCACTGTCATTAGGAAATTTACTTTTTAGTTTATCGAAGTAAATATTGAATTCACTATCAATGACGGTTTGTTTACTATGTCCAATACTGATTAAATATTCTAATAATGCTTTCATAATTTTATTGTTCTTATATAAATTCTACTTCTTTTCCGCTATATATTAATCCTTTATTCCACATACCATTCTTTATACTCCCATCAATTAATGCTTTACCATCTTTAACTTCAAGTACTCTACCTTGTGGTGTTGAATCTAAGAAACTGTCACGGTTACCTGGAACATAAACTTTATATTCAGCTGGATAATCTAGCCACCAATCACAGAAGTAACGCCTTTCATTTGAATACTCTTCTCTATAATTAGTAGCATCTCCACAGTGAATTAATAAGTCTACTTTAGTTTGCAGTTCATCCAAATGGAATTGGTGAGTGTCACTTAGTATTTTTAGTTTCATCTTCGCTTATTTAAACTTATTGTTATATCTCTTTGTATAATACTATAAAATCTTGTTTTGTTTGGGCGTTATAAGTAATACTACATCATACGTTCCAATTAACATTTTGTTTCAAAAATTTTTTAAAAATTTACAAATTTCCTCGCACAAATTACTGATTAAAAATATCTGCTCGTTTTAATTTAAAATATTTAACGCCATCCATTTTTTTTGTTGATGAAACTATTTTATGAGAATAACACAAATTCCAATCACCATAAGAATGATTTTTAAAATCTCTGCCATACCCACCAAAAACATTTTCGTTTGATACTTGTAAATGAGTATCATCTGTTAATCCAATGCACTTGAAAATAAAAGCGTGATTTGTATTGTCGGAACAATAAAACCAATCACCAATATTTATTTTATCATTATTTGTTATATAGTACTCGTTTTCAAGTTCAACCAACATTTCTATTAATTTAATTTTTCTGATCTACAATACTTTTTCGGTTTCTGTAAGTCGCATATTTTGCCACCCCTTCGTACATATTTCCAACCACTTTATTTAAGTTACCTAAAGATTCATTTAATGATACGATTCTGCCTTTTTGGTCAATATAACTACACCACCAAGCCGCTTTATCTTCGTTCCAGTAAACCTCCTGCAAGTCTTTTGTATCGCAATTCTCAATAATATCACCCTCAAAAACTTCTGTGCCATTTATTTCAGCATCATTTGATCCTGTATATTGCATTATAATTGCATCATCTCTTAATATCCCAAAGAAACGGCTAATTCCATAATTTGTACTAATCGGCATTGTTAACATTTTGCCGTCATCAAACGCTCTAAAATTTAATTCTCTTTTCATTTTTATTTAGTGTATTTATAATATTGCTTTTTTATCTTGTCTCTTAGAATAGCAGCATATTCATAATTCTCATCATCTAATGCATCTTCTAATAAATCTTCTAGGCTTGTATGTTTATCTTTTATAACATGTCCTAAAAATTGTTGTTTAAAAACTAATCTAAATTCAATCAACTCTCTACACATTTCTCTCCAATCTACAGACATATGTCTAAGTATAGGTGTAGCCGGTTCACCATTTTGTATAATATTATTAATAACATACGGATCGTCATCTAAGTGGAACAAGAAAAAATCTATTGGTAAAAAATCTACTTTATTTTGTCTGCTCGTAAATATAATATTAGAATACGGAATCCCTAGTCTTTCTGTTACTTTAAGAAGATCTATATTACTTCCTTCATTATATCTTGAAGTAGTAACCCAGACATCTATACCATTTGTTAATAGTTCTTTTGCGAATTCTTCTACTGAGGGTATACTTAGTACACCATCAAAATCAAAACTTACGTTTATTTGTGTTTTCATTTTTTTTTAGTTTTTAACTATATTTCAGATATTAGTATTATGTTTTAAGAACTCACTTCCGGATACACTGAGCATAATCTTTATCAGGATAGAATCTAGTGGTACTAGTTTTATAGGTCTTCTAGCCTTTTAAAATGATCGTATGTAATTGATACTTGTACAAAATCTATTCCATGTTCGATATGTCCAGGCTGATATGTATGCCACGTATCAATCTTCGTGTTGTTATCCCATTGAAACTTATCAGATACAATATATGCTAGCGTATCAATGTCACGTATTTTAATCCAGATGTTTATCCTCATTACATATTAGTTTATAACGCTTCGGTTTTAGTTGATACTGTTATTGTGTAATGCAGTAGACCTGACATGGATGCAAAGCTACAATCTATTATATGCTGATTACTAGTTATAGTCTTTAAAAAAGCATTAATTTTACTTTCTAAAATCTCACTACTTTTACCTGTTATTACTGTGCATGAAATTGTAGGTTTCGTTGAAATAATAGGTGTTTCCATAATTAAATTTTCAGATTTTTGCAGGTTTAACGAATGTGGGTTAACTTTATTATTTGATACTGTTAAATCAATACCACTTTCATCACTTCCAATATTAGTAAGCGAATCCTCGTGTGTTCGCATCGCTTGTCCAATAAATCCGGGTATCATTTTATCTTTCCAACTCATAATTTTAAATTTTAATTATTATACAATGTATTAATATTCAAGTTTCGCGCTAGCTATCGCTTTTTTGAGGGTTAGGATTACACATTATAATTTTAAATTCTCCTCTTTCTGAATCGGTTAAAGTAAATGATATACCCTTATAGTTAAGTCCATCTTGTTCGATAATCGCTACTTCTTTTCCTGATGTAGTTACTTCTCCGTCTACATTAAATGCTTCCTTAAGGAATGATTTAACTCCATTTAATTGATCGTCCATTGCATTCTTAATCTCAGTGTGGTGTTCCATAATTTTTTATTTTTTATAGTTAGCGTCATGTCCAGATCTATCGTACCTTTCAAAGATGCATGTGAATTTACATACACTGCGTGTTGACTTGTTAATTACTCGGTGAAAACTTCCGGCTTTAATTAAGAACGTATCTCCGGGTACTGCTGCATGTGAAATGTCATCTATTATCATTATGCTATTTCCATCAGTGAAAGTATAAACTTCCTCTTGATCTACATGAGAATGTCCCCGTGTAGATTGTCCAGGTTTTAGTATAGTCTGTGACAATGTTAAGTTATTCAAGAAGTTGTTGTCAATCAACGTATACGTTTCATTATCCTTTATAATGTCTCCTGCAATATTATCCAATTTTACCTTCATTTCTATGTTTGTTATATTAACTGTCAAATTCATCAATGTAATCAGAAGCACGTTGCCTAGGAATATAAGATGATTTCTCGTAATGTTTTAAATAAATTGCCTGTTGTCTAATTCCAAATTCGCGTGTTAATTTGTTGAAATTTGGATACTCGGATTTTCCAATGTCTATGCAATTATTAGCCATTTTATATGCGTTGAAACTATTAGTTCTTCCTCTTATATTTCCATCTGAATCTGAGCTTTTTAATATTGCTTGAGATAATTGATCAAACGTCTCAGCTGAATTGACTACTTCATATATTAATCCCATTGTATTTGTCATATTCATATGTTTAGATAATTATTATACTAATTATATTTGTAAGATTACACAGATAAATAATACAGATGAAAGCACTTAGTTTTAATAATTGGAATATGATAACAGAGGCAGTGATAGAATGGAAATCACAGGTTGGCTTATCTGAATTCTATAACGATGCGATTGAATTAATTGAGTTGAAGAGCGATAGATCAAATATTGATTATTTATTAATTAGCGAGTTAAGGACTATCGGGGATAACAATGGAATAGACGTAGTTACATATGAAGAATTTTTAGATGAATTACCAGATGAATTAATGCATACTGCTCCACCTAAGCGTGCTGGTTTATTTGCTATGGTTAATCCAAACACAAACATGCCAATTGTAGTGGTTGCAATTTCAAAAATGCATAAAAGAGAGATTGATTATATATATCATATGCTTAAGCATGAGGCTATTCACATAGAACAATTTAGTAGACGACCAGATAACGTCAAGCATGCTGAGCTAGATCCAACAAATCAATCTGAGTACTTCTCTAATAAGGACGAGGTTATGGCATTTTCGCACTCAATTGCGGATATGATTAGAACATCGGGTATGTATTCAAGTGTTGAAGATGCAATGCATCATCTTATTGATATTAGATTATACAACACAATTAAGAAGAGTGTTAACGCTAAGATTCTTAAGAGGTACCATAAATATATATACATGTATTTACAAAATGAATTATAATATTTCAATTGAAATATTAAATAAATAACAAAAATGAACATTTAACTATGGGGAATATTTTAAATTACGACAAATGGTTAGCATTATTTGAGCAAGTTGAGTTACAACAAGTTACCTTTAAATCGTTAAAGGGATCGACTGTCGATAATAAGGTGATACATGATGCACAAATCATGGCACAAAACTCCGTTAGATATGGTAAACCAGGTAGCGTTGAAAAGCTATGGAAATATTTTCCGGAACTAGGATCAGCACTAATAGCTAAGGCTAAAATAAAGAATCTTTATGATTATTATGATAAGGCGGGACAATATCAAGTTCATGACTCAACGTTAACAGGAGCAGGCACTAAATATCTATATAGTTTTGGAGGTAAAGTTATCCTACTTGATAGAACAGGTAAAGATGATAAACTTACATATAAAGATAAGGATACATTTATTGAGTCATATAATTCTAAGAATTTAGAATTATGGAAAGCTGGTAAAACCCCACAACAATTAGGATACATTGCAACTAATCAATGGAATAGTCACGGTATTCACATCGTAACTGGTGCTAGAGTATCAAATGATAAAAAGCCGACATATAGCGGAGCCACACCTCTGTTTACATATAAATTAAGAGGTAAAACATACGGAACATATGCATATTTTAAAGGTAGATCATTGAAGGAGTGGAACGGAGGAGACACGTTATATACAATGCTAGATGAGGTATATAAGTTTAATGATTTAAATGTGCACGGGTCTATAAAGCAGACTCACATTCCTTATATGGAAGTTATGTATCAGAGTAAAACAATGACAAATTTAAATAAGCTGCCTGGATTATATTTCGACGAAACTAAGCAGGAAATAACTAAAAATGCATGGTTGACCGGAGATAATACAAGCGTAGAAACCGATATTAAAATTACTAAATATCCAGACAAGACTTGGAAAGAGCCCGGTGCATTTAAAACAGGAGAATTTAAAGTTGCGGATTCTGGAACAGCACAAGCATTTATTAAGCGAGTAATTCAGGAAATTGAGGCATATAAGGAAGATAAAACTTCGGTAACTATTGGAGAGCTACAAATAGTATCGTCATCTAGTAATTTCTACGGAGGAACGGTTCCAGCTACACACAGTAATGATGGAAAGAAATTAGATAGCACCGATAAAAAATCAGGAGATCCTTTTCCAAACACCGAATCTTATAAGGAACTAAGTGGGTCCGATGCAAATAATAAACTTGCATATTTAAGAGGTAAAGAATTTGCCGCATACTTAAATGACGAAGTATCTAAAATTGAAGGAGTTAAATTAAATGGAGACATTAAAGTATTCTGGAGAATTACAGATACTGGAGGAAAGGTTGATAGTAATAGAGACAAAACCTTGTATCCAGAGGACGGACAATATGTAAAGGTTAATATTAAAGCTGGAGGAGAATCTAGGGAAGTTATTACAACTGAAACAACAACAATTGGAGTTAAAGGGTATGTTACATTAACAAATCTTAATAGTATTGACTATAGTTATTACCGGGCACCTGGGGTACAAGCTCATCCTAATGCTAAGTTCTCAGGAATGATTAATGCTATTTCAGCTTTATTAGGAATGAGTCACACTAAATCTACATCTACTCAATTTGCGAAGTCAAAGGGAGCAGGCAATCTTTAATATTAAAATACATTAATTAACTTACCGAGACCCAGTAGTGGTCTCGGTTTTTGTATATATAATATGACCACTATCATCTGTCTCGTATAAGCTACCATGTCCCATTTTAGTGATTGTGGAAAATACTATTATTCTACATGTGAATGATCCATCGCTATTCCTCTTAGTTGCATCAGGATTGAACGATGCACTTACTGTTTGGTAATAAATATATTCCTTAGCTCTCATTGAATATTCAATTGGTGTATTATCTAACATCGCACTATTATGTGAAGCCGATCTTGTGAATCCGCCAATTACTATTTTCCAAAAATCAGGAGAGTTAATAAATACATTAATAGTATCATTAATATTAATAGTGTCGGCAAATACAAATGGAATAGATTGAGATATTTCATATGCTCCTCTTTCTATAAACTTATTAACACCGGAATTTGATATTAATTTTGCATTATCTGTGCATTTTAACCATGAATTATTTGGATCGTTAGTATGACCAATTGAATTCCTAGTAGTATACCAATCTGATTTATGTTGGATTATAGCACTTCCTGTTGTATCTAGTACAACTTCATCAGTTAATCCGTTCGATGCTCTATATTCCACCATTATTTTGTGAAATTCAGCCTGACCTTTGATATTCGCATTAATGATGTTATTTTGCGATAATACTAATGTTGTGGTAAGTGTTAATATAAGAGTTAAGAGTTTCATGGCGTGTGTTTTGGTTACATATCTATTATACTACAATAAATACTACTATTAATAAAATAGGTGTATTAGAATCAACGGGAGTGACTGTTTATATTATTATAATAATGATAAATAATAAAAAATCAACATCAAATGGCTAAAATAAATCCATATTTTAAGTTGGTAAATGATATTCTTAAAGAAAACGGTAAGTATTCACAGGGCAGAATATATTTAATGTTGTCAGTATTTGCATATTACATTACGCTTGGTGTGTTAATGATAGCAGGAATTAAAAATAGTGATATTGATATTGACAATTTTAAATTAATAATAGATGCATTAGAATATGCGATGACCCTATTTGGAAGTTACGTATTCGGTGGTAAATTTATAAGTGGATATACAACGATTAAAGGAAAGATTTAATTAATGTTAGTGTATGAAATCGGTTTTATTTTTATTAAAACTGTTTTATACATATTGTTATATGTAGGAGTGGTTAGTTTATTACTAAATTATTCGGAGAACTGAGATAAATTTTAGAAAGTGTATTTTTTTACTTAATATATAAAATATTGAAAATATGAAAGAATTAAGACATATTATGTTATTTGAAAATTTCCTAAAAGGAAATTATAGATATAAATTATTAGCTAACACAGAATGGGATTTAGAGTTCATACATAAATATATGGAAAGAGATAATATAAAATGTAAAACAGTTGAACTAAATGAAACATTACAAGAAGGTGAAACTTATGGAACATCTAATGAAAAACCGCCATCTTGGACAGTATCTGGAATAACAATAAAAATTGAGGATGTACAAAAGTATCTTGATGAAAATAATATACAAGTAGTTGAAATTCCAATAAAATATATATTTAGTCTATGTGCCCATATAGATAAAACTGATAAAAGAACATTAGATAGAAGCGAAAGGTCTGATTTAAAATTCCCAATAATAGTTTTAAAAAAGAATGGAAAATATCATATGATTCTTGATGGACATCATAGATTGTTAAAGGCTAAAAATAATAATATTGATAAAATAAAGACAAGAGTGTTTAATTTAGAAGATGCTCCTGATGAATATAAAAAAGTGTTATGCTAAAAATTATTAAAATGTGTGGTACGAATGTAATACTTACACATAATATACTAGTATATTAACCTATCTGTTCTTGGATATATAAAACCTACAGTAGATTTAATATTATCAATTGCATAGTAGAACCCTCTAATTGTAGTTATATTGTCACTGTAACTCATGATTGAAATATCTAATTTAATTGCACCAAATTTTGATATAATATTACGAATTGATTTGCAATCATCTATATGGTTACGAATTGAATTAGCTTGATTATCATCAATATTAAATTCAATATATTCCCATTGCATTCCGCCACCCTGTTTCATATTAACAGTATCGGTCATATGATCAGGTGATATTTCAGTGAATTTTTCTCCGTTAAGATCTAAATCATGATCTCTAAATCCCTGTGATAGTACATAATTTGATATTAAAATTAATGTTAGAATACTTATTAGATTTTTCATATTAAAGTTTTTAATTGATTATAATATTATTATACTAAACTATTATGATATTTTTCGTATATTGTAATAACTTAAATATTAATAATGTCCTTGCTTATCTGTGGACTTCTCTACTGAAACGTTATTTGGTATAGATGGAATAGGAATAGCAGGCATAGCAGGTCCCATGATCATCTTAACGTTTTTACGGCACATTGCTGTATATTCTGCTGTCTTAGTTAATTCGCTAGTTCTCCATGTTTCAATATATGTAAGTGTGGTTTTAAATAACTCCATACCTATGCCCGCCTCGTCTGCTTCTAATTTTATATACGATTTGTATCTATCAGCAACTGTGTCTATGTGAGACTTCAAATTCATTGTAGTATAATCCTTTATAGCTGTTGTTACTTCTACAAACGTGAAGTCGGTAATAGGCACCGTCCGTTTATGCTTTGTGACAAATTCATCTCCGTTTATTTTACTAACTTTTAGTATTTGTCCCCGCTTAGTGTTATCGTTTATTGAAGGTACTGCAAAATGGTTCAATATATCACCCGCGGGTGTATCATTAAAATATTCTAATTGTCCTGACTTATTGTCTTCATGTTGTTTTATTACTTTCGCTGAAAGCATTGTATACCCACAACTGGTTGCGAAACTAACCATTGAACCTTTTAAACTAGAACGAGTATTTGTGTAGAAACTGTCGAGATTGTTCTTATTAAGAACTAAGATTATTTCAGAATTAATTGACATTTTATGTTCTTCGCTTTTTGCAATTGCTCGGCCTAATGCAAATATACCATTACCGGTTGCTTCTATTTGACGTTTATTAAGTTCCTCTTTAGTTATAACCATATGTGCAACCGTATCTTCTGATTCTTCTATTTGTTTATCTCCAATTTTAAGGTAATTGTTGCCATTTTGTTTTTTAGTACCCATATAATAAGTATCGCTATCTGCATCCTTAAACAGTGCAGAGTCTTTAGTTATGGCTCCATTAACCTTTAATTGTGTGAACTTAATAAATTTATTAGTTGCATCAATAGTAGTCGTCGGGTTCTTAGATGCACCTGTTAATAGCGCTGAGATATCACCTTGTTCAACTTGCTCGTTAATTCTATTCCAATCATTAAAATTTAATACATTTATTTATTTATTATTTTATCATTTACATATCAAAAAGTAAATCATCGATACCTAGCTCCTTAAATGGATCATCAGTATAGAACTTCTTGTGTACTTTTCCTAGTGCTACAAATTGTAAGAACATGGAAGCAACTACCGCCATTGTGTGAATTTCAGACATATGAGATAAACTTGCTTTTTGTCTTCCTGAATATGAATCATCTTCAGGGTTGTATTCTCCCTCAGTTGCAGCTAATTTTTGGAAAGCATCTAATTTAGGTTTTAGTGCATCTTCATCTAGTGTTACTGAACTAATTTCATAAGACAATTTAGATAATTTGTTCTTTTTATCTATTGCGCCTTGGTTGTCTGAGTATCTATTGTTAATTTCTGCCCATTCAGCGGGTGTAATATTTCCAACTAATTCTTTAAATTCATCAGATTTCTTATCTGATGCATCTCCTACGAACTTCTGAGCTATAGTATTAAAGTTGCTAATAAAGTACTTAATGAATTGTTTAGCAGTAACCTCTTTAATATCAACTCGAGTTTTCCTTTTATCATTAACCCTAGTTTCTTCTTCCATTATGTATAAAACTGAATCATCGTCCATATCATCCGCCATTTGACCGATTGTACCTTCCCATGCTGATATTGGATCTCCTGAATCTCCATCAAGAGTAACGACTCTCATATAAAGACCTCTTTTATTAGAAGTTCCTTGCTCTCTTGCATCTTCTGTGTTACGAATATCTGCATCTAACATTTGCGACTTAGACATTTTACCTGTTTTACGAGTTAAATAATGAATCTGATCTTGATTTGGGTTTACTAAGATTAACCTAAGTCCAGAATCCTTTCTTGAATCCAATAATTGAGTTAGGTAATGATATATGTTTCGCTTACCTGATTTTGATCCCTTTACTTCTATATCGTGAGATAGTGGAGCATCTTCTCTTTCCGGCCACGGTCCACCCTTTGCTTTATAAGGTTCCTTACGTGTGTGAAACTTTGAAGTTTCTCTTCCTGATGTAGGATCTTTTTGTACATCTCCATTTTGAGACATCCTGTGAACTTTACCACTAAGTTTGTGAATAAACTGCATTAGGTTTTTTGGAACTCCTAATTTTGTAAGTTCCGATGCCATTTCATTTATTGCACCAGTGTTGTTAAAATTAGCAAATCCCTTGATATAATTGTTGATTTTCATAATTAATAGGTTTTTTGTCGATATTTTTATTATTTATCAGCGTTGAGTGTTATTTTTTATTCAATAATGTAAAACATATTATACATATAAATAAAAAAGTCCCTCGATAGAGGGACTTTTTATCGTATTAATTCTATTTCAAGTTTAGGCCTGATTTTACGCTCAATTTTAAAGTTCATATTTAAAGAGTGGCCTCTCAGTTTAGATATGGTATCAGTACCTGGGATACCTTCCATTGTTTTTCCATGTATTGAATCACCTTTTATATATCCCATATCGTCAATCTGATCCAGTGGTTTATTATATTCAATTATTATCATGTCAACTGTATGAAGCTTATGAGTTATATTAAATTTACCGAAGTCCCATTTCTTTTCATCTATAATATCAAATATTTCCTTTCCAAGCTGGCCTAAAAATGTAATTTTATTAGGCCACTTCCGATGTTCATATGCAAGGTTCTGTATATTCTCAGATATAATATTGAATAATAGTATTGGAAAATCATTTCCCTTTAGTATTGGAACCTTAAATTTCACGTATTTTAAAATCTTCTATGTTAGGCGTAGTATTAGTGTTCATATTAGATAGAATATTTTTAATGATGGCATTTATTTTATATTCATCATATCCTTCTATTGAATAGTCTTTTCCATTTTTTATAAATGTTCTTATCTTTCCATCTAAACAATTAATATTGAACCTACTCGGGGGATTAGCAATTACTCCAAAACTATATATGAAACCTTCACGGTCATAGTGTTTAGGACTAGCATTTGCATATCTCTCTAATACCGCATATATATCCTCTGCTATTTTAGTAGGAATTCGTTCCATGTGTTATTTGATGATGCCCATTATATTAGATTCATCAACTTTAATAACTGACATTTCAGACATCGAATCCTTAAACTCTACATTTAATTTGTCTTCTACGTCAGAAACACTTGTTCCTTCTACTATGTAATTTTCTTTAGTCTTTTGAATTTTTCCAGTCTTATCGTTAACTGTTTCAAATTGTATTCTTGCTGTGTAATATTTCATGTTTTTAATTTTGATTGTTAATTAATATATTGTATTATACTTAATAATAATAATTAGTTTAATTATTAAATCGACTACTTGACTTTTAATGAATTTACCATATTATCGATGGCAATACATTCATTAAAAGTATTTGCGGTATGTTTATCATTTCTCAATTTAATGAAGACGGGGTGTAATAGTGAATAGTTTCCTTTACTGTCGTGTGATATTCCAGAGCATTTTACTTCAACAATTGTTCCCATTAATTTATCCTGATTGTTAGTTATGTATTTCATATCAACATCTGAAATTCCAGCAGGAGATGTTTTAAGTAATCCATCTTCACATTCAACATCAATTGACGATATTAACAATTCATTCTTAGATCCAGGAGTTCCATAATTAAAGCTTACAATCTTTAAATCATAATAGTCAACTTTTTTCATCTTGATCTGCCAGTTTGGCTTTCCGTCCTTCCATATACCATCTATTGATTTAAGAATAGTTCCTTCTAATCCTCTATTTAAAGCATCTACAAAGTGCTCCATTGCTTCTGAGTATGACGTTACTATCTTATGTTCGACAATATCAACATTCATGTCAGTATCTTGATTAGCAATGATCTCAATCATTAACTCATGTAATCGTTTACTATATGGTACTAGAGATTTATTAGCATCATAATATTCTAATTCAATCCTATCCCATACCGTATAAACAATTAGATTTAGTAATTCGTTATACGTTCGATTGTATCGTTCAAATAAGTGAGACATTTCATCACTTACGTCAATTCCGTCTCTTAATTTTGTAGTAATTCCAATTACTGAATTTACGATTCCATTAGCAGTATTCCTATCGAACCCCGGGATAGTTAATTCCCCATTTAATACACAGTCGCCGAACTTAGATAGATCATCCATTAGTTTTGATCCAGTAAGTAATGTAGTTTCTCCAGATCTAGATTCTAAATATGCTTCGCCATCTTCTATGATAGCATTACAATATCTGCCATCCATTTTGATTTGACTGTAAGCCATTGTTCTAGTTTCCGTTCCTTTAGTTTGCGTATTAGTTGGAGTAAATATATCCTTCGCTAATTTTTCACTAAATGCTTTAGCTCCCATGTAAGGAGTTTTTTCAATTAATTTAGGAAATATCTTATTGATGTTAGATGTACCCATTCCAATCTTTAAATCTTTTTCAATTATTCGTTGAATAACGTAAGCATCGTCAGGAGATGATGTTCCCAATATTGATTTAAGATGTTCAATTCCTGCATGTCCAGTAACATCCCGGTTGCTTAATTGAGATAATCCTCCGTCAATCGATGATTCTAAATCTCCAACAAACGCAGATTGTTTAAAGTCAGGAAGCTTCTTAATATAATATTTTACCCTTGGACTTTTAGCCGCATATAATACTTTCTTTAATAGTTCATTACTATCATATTTTCTAAGGATATTCATTTTAGCGTTTGAACCTGGTTCATTTGCTATTTCGTCAAGTATTGCTTTAATATTCATAATATTATTATACTAAATTTCCTTATAATATAAAAACCCGAGAAGTAGCGATACTATCTCGGGGGTTTTTCATAGCGTAACTATGACGGGTCCTAAGCCGTTAAAATTTTAAAGTAGGATTCTCCATGTTTAAATGAGCATCTGCCCATCCTGATTTAAGTTCTACTGCATATTGTGCAGGTGCTTTACTTTTGTATATTTTTAAATTTTCATCTGATTCTCCATTATATGGATCCATTGTAAAGCTATCTACCATATTCATATCTGCATCAAAGAATAAGATATCAAGTGCATAATTAACGTTTTTCATCCAGAAATCTAATATACTTGGATTTTCATATATAAATATCATGCCAGTATTGGCATGGGGCTCATCTGAGTCCATTAAACCTCTTGCCTTTGTATTATCATTTGCAGCTACTATAAGTTTAATAGGAGTGCCTGATATGCTAGCGCTTATTTCCTTTCCATCGATGTCACTTTTTCGACAAAAACCTTCAAACATTGGAATTATTCTATGTGTAATATATTGCATATATGATTATTTATCTAATTAGAAGTTGATAACTATGTTATAACGATATTAGCATATCCATTAATTCTTGCTGAGGAAACATATCAGATTTATCTTTCCTTATATTAGAATGTGTTAGTAGACCTTTAGCTTTGCCATAATATGCATCTTTATTCCATTCGAATGCATCTGCACCTTTTGCTTTAATCCATGTTGGTAATCCTGCTATAATGTCAATATTATCTCTATCACCAATAAATAATATTAAATTTTTCAATGATTCAATTTGCATATCAGAATATTTGTGCCATGTTGAGTGACCTCTAAATGGCTTATCTAATATAACTATTTGTGAATCATCTGCTAATACTCCAGAATATGTATAATATGAATTTGGGTTTTTAGTTATCCAAATACCGTTTTTAGTATATCCACCCTTTGTTAAATATGCAAAGTTATTTACTTCAATACCTACTGAGTTTTTATGCATACTCTGAGAACCATTCTTTCCTAAGTGCCATCCATAATTTCCAGCAGGAAATGATTGTACAACATCACCGTCATAACTATCATCGTCACCCTTAACACTTGGTCCGCCAATTATGAATTCAGTTGAAACTGCTCCTCTAGAATCTCTACCCCAATGATCGATTGTTTTATATGGATTTTGCCAGCCGGCAGTATGGTGCAAAAACATATATTCTGGATTAATTGGACCTTGTTTGTATTCAGATATTGGTAAAAAATGTTTGTTTATAATTAATCCATTTTCTGTAGAATAGTACGTCTCCGAAAGGTCAGTAGTAGCCAAACCCATACAATTCCAAGTGGCAGGGCCCACAATGCCATCAGCAACAAGACCATTATCGGCTTGCCATTCTTTAACAGATCTTTCTGTTCCTTTACCAAAGATGCCATCTATTGTAATATCCAAGAATTCCTGAAGTTCATTAACATAATTTCCGATGGTTCCAATTTTTAAAATCATAATTAATTTTTAATGAGCACTAGAATATGGAGCGTCGTATATGAAGTTCCCTATTCTAGCGTTTGAGATATTGATGAATATATTAAGCTTCTTCTTCTTCTTCTTCTTCTTCTTCTTCTTCGCCTTCTTCAGTTTCCTCTTCCATTCCCTCTTCGTCTTCACCTTCTTCATCTGGTTCTAACGCTTCAAGTCTTTCAGTTAAATCATCAATCATAGCCTTTAGGTCTTCTAGAGTAACTTCTTCCTCTTCCATTCCCTCTTCGTCTTCTGCAAATTCATCTGCAGCTTGGTCTTCTTCTTCTTCTTCTGGATTAGCTCCATATTGCATTCCTGCACTTAAGCCATCTTCTTCTTCGAAACCGGCTTGTTCGTTTAATGCCTTTGATTTCATGAATCCTTTAAAATCTTTTACTTTACTCATTACGATATAATTTTTTATTATTTATCATCAGCTATTTAACAAAATACGATTTTTATTTTTTTATCCAATGCATAATTATTTTTTAGCTTCTTCTAATTGTTCGTCTAATTTGTTGATTTCTCCCATCGCTGGACGTAATAGCATACTAGCAGTAAATAACTTAGTCGCGGAATCAGATCCCTTGCCTTCAAAATTATTCATAAAGAATCCTACAGATTCAATACATGCAGAAGTTAATTCAACCTCATATCTAGTTTCCCTATCTTGAGTTTTAAGTCCCTGTACGATACTAACTAACTCAGATTTTGCTACTAATAGTAAGTATGCTTGTTGCGGCCCTTTAAATGTGGATTTTTCCATTAAATTTCTAAAGAATACAGCATCTCCATACGCTATACCTACTGTAAATTTTCCCATTCGTTTAATCTTAAGGTCTTCATAAACCTGTTCAGCGGGACTAAGCTTTAATTCTTTAACATCCGCTTGAACGGTATCCTCAATTACAGTATCTATAATTTCTAATTCATTTTTAGTTTCTTGCATAATATTGTAAATTTTATAATATTATACTAAACACACAATAAGAAGTTTTAATTAAGTTACAATATTAGGTGTTTTTCCTGCTTGTTTATCAAGGTCTTTGAATCCATACTTATTGATTATTGATATAAGCACATCCGCATAAGTACCACTTGTCGCATATCCAGCAGACTGTAGTGCTTTTGCCTGTTCCTCTGGTGTCGTTGCATCTCTTACGATTTGATATCTCGATAATGTTAATAGTAAGTTAGAGTGATCTAATATGCTGTCTTTCAGTGATGCATATTTTCTAAAATCCAGCGTATATGTTCCCTCTTTTCCATCGTATACCTCGGATGTAGATGCAGATACCTTACTTCCATCCCAGTATTTAGTATGTGATCCACTTGCTTTTATTCCAAACATGTTATTAGCGCCACTAATCGTTGATTTACCCCACCCTGTTTCTAGTGCAGCCTGTGCAAGTTTAACAGATGGAAATAGAGTAGTTCCTTCGGTTGCTGATATCATAGATGGTCCATATTTACTCATAAAGTCGGATGGACTTAATTTAATATTAGTGGATACATTATTATCTTCAATAGTAATATAGTCATTACTGTTTGTTTTAGAAATTACTCCACTTTTTGCCGCAATAACAAATAATTTTTTAAATACTATCCCAACAGGTGTATTTGTTATATCATCGTTATTCATTACAATTGTTTCTCCGTTTAGCAGTACTTCCCCAATTAGTTTCATATTACGGTCATATACTTTAAACATATCTCCTTTGTATTTTGCAGTAAGAAATCTTTTGTTTGCTTTATCATATACCTTATAGTAATATTTTCCTTTATTACGTGCACCGTTTTGTGCAATATTAGTACTTGATTCGACTCCAATATTTGATATATTGTTACGACTAGTGCCACTACCATCCCATTCAGTCTTATATTTTCCTTTATATCTAAATGATGCAGTCTTAGTTGGATTTCTATTTGCGACTGAGTTCCATCCAGAAAGTGTGTAGTTTATTTCTATTTGTCCCTTTTTATCTCCTTCAAATCCACCAGATGAATTTGATACTATTTTATTATCATCTACTACCACACCAACGTGTCCAGGCTTAGTGCCTCTTCTAGTTAGTATGATATCACCTGGTATACTATCTGATTTCCAGTTTGATATCTTAACCCAGTCGGATGACGTATTCATGTAGTCCCACATATTAGATGTGCTTAATTCTATTGTTTTATTGTTTATCATGGGGTATCCAGTTGCTCTATAAAAAATAAGAGATACTGCTGCTGCGCATCCTAGTGATCCGGTTTCAGTGCCAGGAACGTTTCTAGTTGGAACGTTAATATTAGCATACGCAGATTTTACAATATCACCAAGTGGGCCGTTTATAGGGATATCAGTAGGTTCATGAGATGATTTATCTGTTAACCCTATTTTACTTCCAAAACTATCTATATTTGAAGGAACTGAATCTTCTTCTATATGTTTAAGGCGATCGGTGTTTAGCCAATTATCAAATGTTTCTATTTCTGTCATATCGTAATTGTTATTTATTTATTTATTTCATCCTATCTAATATAATCATTTGAGATATATGCATTTTTGAATATACCACATCTATATCTATAAATCCGGCCCAATCTACTTCATCAAGTTGAAGTTGAGATTTCGGAACTCGGTGATCATTTAATCCAATCTGTTCAGGACTATCTATTGTCATTGTGAAATAAATTAATTGAGACTTAACCTTTCCATTTTTTCCAAAATGATTAGCTACTTGTGGAGCTAAATCAAGTTCATTAGACCTGATAATTATACCAGTTTCTTCCTTGAGTTCTCTAATAGCAGCTTCTTTTTCTGATTCTCCATGCTCAATACCACCCTTTGGAATTCCATATGCACTCTTGTTCCAACTTCCATTAGTTGGATGAACTACTAATATCTTGTTACCCCATTTAATAGCGACGCCTGCTGTATTCTTACTTATAGATGGATCTATATCTTCATATGATTCAGTCATTATAAAATCGTTAAAGTTTTTTACCTTCATTTTTGTTGTTTATAATATTTTGAATAATTCATGGTGTGTTTAGATTTAACAAGCATTGAATCATAATGTTTTTGCTTATAATACTTACTTACACTTTCTTCAATCATTTTATTTTTAACCCAGTTTGGAATCTTAGTTGAATAATAATCATTATATGCATATTCATATACGGTAAGTGCTTGGTGCGGATTAAGATCTAATTTTCTGTTAACTCCATTTACGTATAATCCTCCTTGTATTGATTCATATATTTCAATATTATAAAAATCTAGGTCGTACTTTTTATGTAACGTTCTAGCTATATTTTTAACCTCGGTCATTAATGCAAATCTTCTCATATCCACATCTAATGGAAATTTGTTGATTTTTTCAACAATACTAATAGGTTCTCCTTTAAAAGATAGAACGTTAAATTTTGTTTTAGGTACTATCTTTTCTCTAAATCGTTCATAAACTCCTTCAGATGCTCTTAATTTACCAATTGTTTTAAATTCAGTTTCACTATTTTTACTATATGCAGTAATAGGGAACTTTAATTGTTTAGTATCTTTTATATTATACTTTTGATTTGTAATAAACTTCTCATTCTTAAAATCATCGAATACTTCTTCAATTGATGGCATCTCATTTAAATTGTACGTGAATTCACCTGACTCGTATATTGCAGTTGATTCGCTTGTAAAATCGTCTGATACTATTATCGGAATATTCTTATGATTTTCCTTAAGATCAAACTTATTTTTAATGTAATCAAAGTACGGAAATTCAATAGTTTCATTAGTAGCAATTGCCACCCTATTAATAAATGAGGCTACATCATTTGAATATTGTCTAGTATATTGATCGAAGTTCTTAAAATTCACGGGTATCTACTATTTTTATTATTTATTATGAGATAAATAAAATAAAACCTACATAAAATGGTTAATTCATTTAAATCCTGGGGTGAAGTAAACGAAGCTACTGGAAGTAAGCAAGTTTATATCTCACCATCCGGTCATAAATTTAAAGTAGTTATTAAAATACAAAATTCTACTAATTTCATGGTTAAGACAATTGGCGAAATGGAACTGTTAGACGCGAATTCAAATATGACTAACAAAGGAGCATCGTCTATTAAACAGTACTTTAATAGTCAACAGGCGTTTATAAACACTGTTGGAAAATTAGATAACTCTTTTTTTACTAAGAATTTTATCATATATACTGTAGTTAGAGACACTAACCGAAAGGAAAAGATACAGTTTACTGTTGCAATAAGATCCGAGGTTGAAGGATTAGATGCGGCTGCTCAATTTGTATCAACATCCGCACTTAAATATATTCAAAATAAAACAGAAGCACTTGATGGAATTATTACCGGAAATATAGATCAAGCAAATAACGATGAGGTACAGGGAGAATCCGAATTGGCAATAGATGGTGATGTAAAAACTGGAGAGGGAACAGATATTACAGAAGATTTGTTAGGAAATAGATTCAGATATACAATGCGGACTAATGGAGTAACTTATGTATGTACAATTGGAGGAGGAGGAGTTATTGAAATGGAACCTTATAATAATAACAAAGCAGCAGTTGGGGCGATATCATGGGACTCTCCTAAAGTTATTTGGTATACAGATGCTGATAATAATACAAGATTTATTAATAACGCACCACTATTTATGGATGCTGAAATAACAAATAATGCAGATAAGATATTCTTTACTAAGATGTTTACAGATAAAAAGTTTAGCGATGAAATTATTAAAGAATATGAAGACGAGTATGGTAATTCTGAAATAAATGGAGATAGCCTAAGAGGAATGTTATATTATGATGATTATACTCCAATATTTCATTCAAGTGCGCATGATAAAGAACCAAGTGAAATTGTTGGAACATCTACAGCTAACAGTGGAGCTCTTAGAAAGTCAACAGGTAAAAATTATACTGTTTAAACTAAATAATTAAAAATAATAAATTATAATGTATAACATAAGTAATTATAAGAATAAATTAAATGAAAAATCATCTGCTGTTGTTGCTAGTGATTTAAAGGATAGATTAAAACAATATTTAGACAATGAGGATTTTCTAGAGGAATTAAGTGGATTTCTTATTAATTTAGAAGATGGAGAGGCTACTAATTCGATAGAGCTTAATTTAGACACACGTAGTCATGGATTTCTAGAAGATGATATTCTAAATATTAGAGTAGATAAATCAGATATTAAGTCTCCTAAATTTATAATGTGGATAATGAATGACGCTTTTGCATTTGCTGACGTAGATATTGATATAGCTGCTGCAATTTTTAAACATTCAACGAAGGGAGGTCTTGGAACTATTGGCACAGGATTAAATTTTTTAGGATCACTAGTGGGATTAGGAGACGCAGGAGATGATGGAACAAACGAAGAAGAGTTAATTGGGCTAGCAGGAGCAATCGGATCAATAGCAAGAGATAAACACATAGATCCTAAGATATATTTTGACAAACTAGATTTAGTTTATAAACAAAAATATGGTAAGAGTATAACTAGTGAACTAAATACTGAATTCTCAGGAAGAGCTGAAGCAGTCGCGTTGAATACGTTTAGACGTGAAATTGAACCGTCCATAGCACGAGGAGTTAATCTTCCAAGTATATTACTTGATATAGCATTAGCTGCTGCTAGTTTTGGAACTGGAACCGCAGCAATTGCTGCGGTTAAGGGAACATCATCTGCAACTAGAATTGCATCAGCGGCTACAAAGGCCGGCAGTGTAGCAAAATCGACCAAAGTAGGAAGTGGAATTATTAAAGTAGGAAGTAAAACTCTTACTGGTTCAAAGGCTGTTATTAGTAGAATTCCTGGATTTTCTAAATTAACGTCGACTGTACAAGCAACCCATCTTGAAAAGGTAGTAAAAGTCGGAGATGTTGTAAAACATCGGCGTTCAATAACGGTAGCAGGGAAAAAAGTAATGACAACGGTGGACCATACAATCGTATCTATTGGAAAACAAGGCGTAGTTTTAAAACCACCAACTGGACAAATATTTAATGTCACTGCTTCTAATTTTTTATTAACCACTACACCTGAGCTAGCTAATAATGTATTAAACGTGGCAAAAATTAGTGCTACTACAGCAGGATTAGCACTAGCGACTAAGAAAGCAGTAGATTTAGGAGATAGTGCCGGAGATAATAACTCACCTGATAGTGCAGGGATGGTTGCAACCGCAGCGGAGGTTATGGGATGGTATGATACATTAACATCAGATCCAGCTAAGTATATAGCGGATATAATAGATATTGACGAAGAAGATAAAGGAACAACTCTTGCATCAATGCTTATGGATTTAAAGGATGGAACTGGATTTTGGGGTAATACGACAGACCAGGAAGAATTAGCAATGGCTTTAATAATTACATCGATATCTCCAGAAGGAGCAGATTCGATTAATAGTGAATATAGTAAATTGGATATTGAAATGAATGTAGGATCATTATTATCAGACGAACTAGGGGGAGACCTCGGAAAGTTTGCGACATATTGGTGGAATGCTATATCAGGAGATACTTTAAATGCGAGTGCAACTAGTATTAAAACAAGATTAACTACTAATAATAGTAAAAATAAGTAAATTAAAAAGCCGATCATTATTAATAATGATCGGCTTTTTAATGTTTTAATAATAGTGGTTTATAATTTAAACTTTCGTAAATGCTTTAATTTATTACTTTCGTAAGCTTTATCTGCACTTGTTTTTTTAAATTTCTTAGGAGATCTCATTTTTTCATAATCCTCTATAGAATAATCTTTATCTTTGTATCCAAAGTTAAAGAAGTCATTAACGTCTTTAGGAAGATCATCTTTCTCTCTATTTGCTGCATATATAACATCACCGATATCCGCTGCTCCAAACTGCTCGGCCATTTCTTGTAGATGGTCATTCAATACTTTACGGTCATCTGTGTCAAGTCCATCAAATATAGGCACAACATATGCTGCTTTCGGATTATTTTTTAACTCCTCTTTTATTTTTTCCTGAACTTTATTATATACTGGCAGAGACCCAATTACGTTGATAAATGGATCCGACAGATTATCTGGATCTACACCTATCATTAATTTAGCTATTTGTTTTCCAATAAATAATGTTAATGTTTTAGAAAATATAAATGCGTCGGTTGCCTTACTACCAAACTTGAAAGGTGTACCATATTTAGAGTCAACATGTTTCATACTACTAGCGAGTTGTTCATAGAATCCAATTATATTACTTTCGGTTCGAGTCGCAAATTTCTTACCAATAGAACTTGCTAGATCTGGACCATATCTAGAATTAAGGAAATCTACACGTTTTAACATGCTACTATTTAATTCTCCTAAAACACGACCACCGCTACTTTTAATTATAAGCTTATCGCCATTTCTAACCATTTTGGTTCCTGGCCCGGCAGCTGCCATAAAGAATTTATCAATTACCCCCATTTCAACTTTACTTAATATTACCGGGACATCGTCTGCAAGCTTTGTAGATACTTTAAAGAATTTATCAAACATATCAGCAATAGATGCAAAAAACCGTTGAAGGGGTTTACCAATACCTGGTATCCATTTTACCGCTGCTCCAAGAAAGTCTTTAAAAAATGTGTCTAATACTTGCTTAGCAAGTGGAAGTGCTTTTTTTGAAGCTTTTGCAATATAAGTTAATGCGTCGGTTCCTTTTGGCCCAGCACTTGCTAATAATGATATTGCATCATCAGATACATGTATCGCGGTAGTACCTATAATATCCGCAGTTTTTACGCCTGCTGCACCTATTCCTCCCATATAGTCAGCTGTAAATTTAACAACTGTTTTTCCAGCGACTGTTGTTTTAAATAATCCTTTTAAAATATCTCCACCAAATGGAATAACCGCTGCTATGAATGAAATTAGAGCGAGAATATACTTACTCTTGTCTCCGTTCATCGCTCTAACCATGTATATTACTCCATTTAACACATCTGCAATAACCCCTACTGGCGGGAAAAAATCGCCAAGTAAACCTACAATATCAAGCATTAGATGAAGAACTCCTAAGAAAGAGCCTTCTTCAGTTAGACCACTAAGAATCGACTTAAACATACCAGGTAGGGATGCCATGCTAGATTCAGGTACATTAGGGTCAGCTTTAAGATTGTTCTGTATTATACTAGATGTAGACTGTTCAGTTGACGACAGTGCAGCATCGTCCTCATTTAATCGTATAGATTTTAAGTTATTAGGGATAGATTTAAATGCTTCGTTAATTCTAGCTATCTCAGATTTAGGTATATTATAATTAGATAAGCTATTAATCATAGAATTTTTACCTTTTACTAAATTTCTATGATGATTATCAACTCCCTTTAATCCTTTTTCTATAAGAAGCTTTAACTCAAGTTCGATTAATATATCGGCAGGAATACTGGACTCTGCTCTAGCTATGATAGCAGTCTCGTTTACTATTAAATCGTAATAATTTAGAATAGATATTCCAAAACTTTGGGTGTTATCTACATATGGTAATACATGGCGCATATGATATAGTTTTTTATTATTTATTCATATATTTAAACAAAAAATGACCACATCGATGTGGTCATTTTTTGTTTAAATATTATATGTTACTATATTATATTATACTTAATATTGAATTTTGTTTCTAATTCTTCTTCAGTTATAAGTTTATACGAGCCATTACATTCGCCTAGTTCCATATCTTCATATATTGTATGAAAATGCTGAGTCATTACACTAGGATTAGAGCTTAATGATTGACTACCCGCAGGTATGACAATCAGCCATACTGGTATACCATTCCCTTTAAATGTTTTGAAATCTCGCGGACCAATATCATTTGGTCCTTTATTAAATCTACCCCTAAGGTTAACATAGTATGAGTCATTCATTTCTTCCCACTCGTGTTTATTTGTATATTTTTTATCAACTGCTGATAATTCATTCAAATATTCGTCGGGTATTATGTTTCTATGTCCACTCATATCTTTTAATTTATTTTAAATATTCTCTGTAATTCCTTTCGTTGTCTATTAATTAGATCGGGTGAATATGCATTAATTAAACGCTTTACGTCGTCTTGGTTAGATACATATAGCAGATCTTTAAGAACTGGATCCTGTATTAATAATTTGCCAGGATCGTATTCAATTTGAATAGCGGCTAAACAATTAGATGCTAGTGTTTCGTAAAATCTATAAGTAGTGACATTATCTAGATGTTCTTCATCACCTGTTATTAACGATACTTTTACTGAGTCTAATTTGATCATTAGATCTCCATGTTTTAATTTCTTAATAAATTCACCGGGAACTTTATCAGATTTATATCCAATTTTTAAATTATTAGTGTCTGCCGGGAAATATTTCCTAAGTTGATTTTCTCTAAATGACCCACGTTTATCTCCAAAGTAAACTAGGTCGTATTCTTTCTCTATTGTTGCATCAGCGTCTGCAAATATATCAAATTCTCCGCTTTCTGTAAATCTATGTTTGAATATATATGTAAACCAGTCAACTTGTTTCCAATTCTTAGGTTGCCAACCTAAGAATTGTTTTATATCTTTACCTGCAAACAAGTAAGTAGCATCTTCTATGATTGTGTCCCATTTCTCTACAGAATCTGTACATAATTTAAATCTATCAGATATTATCTTTGCGTAGTTAATAGGTGGAATACGTGGATCATTAATAAGGAAAAATATACGTCCTTTATAATTGGCTAGATTATTACATATAGTTTCACAATGTTCTCCCATTACTCCTCCAAAGAAATTAGGAGTACTCAATTGAAGAATAACTGCGTTATATTCTGAAAAGTCAGTGTCCGTATAATTCTTGTAGAAGTCTAAATGTTTAGTGCTACGATTTTTATAACCAACGACATCCACCTCTGATCCTTTTTCCTCCATCATTTTCTTAAAAAACGTTGCTTCTAACCCTCGGTGGTTTTTATCGTTATACGTTATATTTGCGAATACTGATGTTATTGCTACTTTCATAATATATAATATACTTTAATGTTGTTACTTATTTAATTTTGCATAATACTTATCGAATCCTTTAAGTAGATCGTCTATACTAGAAGTTTTAGTTTTAATGACCTCATCTATTAATCCAAATTTAAGTGCTTCAGTGGAAGTGTACCACTTGTCTCTATCTACTGTACTAATATATTCATCAAATGTTTTATTACTATATTGAGCTAGCATTTTAGCTAGTATATAATTACTCTTCTCAGCTTCTTTTTGTGTAATTCTAACATCCATAACTACACCTTTCGCTCCATATGAAACTTGATGAGTCATAACTTGTGAAAATCGTAGTGATGATCTCTTTCCTTTGGTACCTGCTGCTAATATAACAGATCCCATTGACGCACACATACCTGTGTTAATTGTTCTAATATCGGATTTAACTAATTCCATTACATCTACGATTCCTAATCCGGATTTAACAGATCCTCCTGGTGTATCAACGTGTAAGATTATGTCTTTTTTTTCAAGACTATCTAAAAATAATAGTTGTGCTTGTACAACAACACTAATTGAGTCACGAACCGGTCCAGATAACCAAATTGTTCTATCTGCCATTAACCTTGAAAATATATCAATTTGTGAATATCTCATTTCTCTTTCTTCTAATATATACGGAGTCATGCTACCTGTTATATCGAAACCAAAATGTTGCACAAGTTCATGTTCTTTAATACCCATATGTTTAGTGGCGTATTTATGAAATTCCTTATTCTCTATCATATTATTTATTGTTTTCGTAGTTTTCTAGTCCTTGAATATAAGCAACCGCATCTAATAAGTTATCCTTTTTATGATTATACGACTCACGAGAGAACTTCAATGCTATTAATGCTTTGAACATATCACCGCCAGATACGGTGTGACCTGTCATACCGTTGAATATCATAGCGGCTCTCTCCATTCCCTCAGTGAATGGTCCATAGTTTCTGTCCGCTTCATCTGATCTTTCGTTTACTATGTTATGCGCTTCTTCTAGTATTGATTTGTGTTTTGCCATGTTTATATTATACTATGAATGTATATCATGTTTCATTACACATAAAAAAAGCGAACAATGAATGTTCGCTTTTTTTATGTGTTAGTATGTAAAATATTTAAGAATTAACTCTGCCATATTTAGTCATAAGTGCTTCTAATTTACTTTCATCTATTTTACCATTTTCGTCGCTATCTTCAGATGTTTCATCGTCTGATTTGGAATCTTTCTTAGATTTCTTAGATGTTTTAGCATCCTTCTTAGCTTTCTTCTTATCGTGATAAGCTTTAAGCCCGGCTGGCATTTCACCTTCATCTACTTTAGCGGTACTTACTTTAGATTTAGATAAATCAACATTAATGTAATCTTCTTTTAATTTAGAAATAGATTCATTAATAGAAGTTTTAAGTTTCTCAAGTTCAGCAACCTTACTCGCATCAACATCATCAGATTTGATTGTGGTATTTAGTTTAGCAACAGAACCTTCAAGCTTATTAATATTCTCCAATATTCCAGCTTTAGCAGTTTCAATACGTCTTTTAAGTTCTATAGTTTCGTCTATTTTAGTAGCAAATATTGAACTTATATCATATTGAAAGTTCTCATTAAAGAATTCAGACATTTGAAGTTCATCAACTTTATTCCAAATTCTATCTGCAGTATTAGGTTTATTACACAATATGTAGTTTCCTCCTAATTCAAAAACTGTAGCTTCTGATAATAATCTGTCGTTTGAAATATTCTTAATAAATTCAAATGCGAATATACTAGATACATTTTCAAAAACAAATTCTACTCTACTTTTAACTTCTGGGGTTTCCATTAATAATGCTTCAGTTAAATTAATAGATTTTAATCCGTCAATCTTGTTGTCGTTTAAGTAAATATCTAATCCTCTGGCTTCATTTGTATTTAAACCCATTTTAAAGTTTCTAATAGAATTGCTCTCTACTCCTTCTCTATTAGAAGATGGAACGAATCCTAACGAAGCAAATGCTTCAGATAGTTTATAGAATTTAGGAAATTTAGCTTTAACAAATTCAGGATTCATTGTTGCTATTGTAAAACCTTCATTAGTATTAGACGACGTGTCATTTTTCCACCAATTTAATGGATTAGCAACAGATTTTTCAATATAGCTAACAACATCCTTTGCTGCGGCTACTCCAGTGTTTATTTTTTTTAATTGTGTTTTAACTAATGATTTAGTTACTTTTGTACCTGTATCTTCTACTTCTTTAACTGCCTGCTTTATAGCTTTCTTGTTGCTAGGACTTAATGATGTCCATATTGCTGTTGCTGTTGCTATTTGCTCATTGATATGAACTTCAGTTTCATTTCCAGTTAATTTAGTAGATTCTGAAATTTTCATGAATCTATTATCTACATAAGTAATAATTCCATTCTTAATTTTAATAGATGGAGCAATAACATTTTGAATTTTAGTATCTATATTACCTGCTCCTAGTGTAAATGATCCGTCTTTACTAGCTTCTATAATTCTTAAGTTATTAACTAATTGAGTAACTAATGGTAAGTTAGACTCTCCATGCATTAAATTAATTATATCGGCGCTATACTTATTTTCAGCGAGTGATTTTTTCAATGATTCTGCAATAGATTCATAGATGGGAGTTTGAGAATTAGCACTAGTCATAATGTGAATAGTATTTAATAACTCAAAATCAGTTGCTTTATTTTTAACGATGTTGATTACTTGATCAACTACAGTTTTAACCGATTTTTCGTGAATATGTTGAGTCATTTCATTAATGAAAGACGGATATAATCTAAACTCTGGATATCCGCTGTTAATTGAATCACAGTAGCTATCTACTTTAGATTTAATAATAGGATTAGAATAAGCATTAGATTCTTTAATTAATTCAAGCTTACTAGATAAGTTTGCAACTTTACTCATTTCGTGTAGAATTGAATATGTTGTTTTTTCCTGTTTATTAAATTGAGATAATAATACACTAATTTTTTTATTTTTAAGATGTTCATTGACTCCTTTAAGAGAATCTTTTAGTTGAACATATATGTTATCGTAGTTATCTTGATTAACAATTGATTTATTTGTTGATTCTATAACTAATTTCACTAATGAGTTCTTATTTAGTGTTAAGTCACTCTTTAGTTCTGTTAATACGCGGTTTACGAAATCCTTCATTTAAATACAAATTATTTTATTTTATTTATCATCATTATTTAATATTTTTAGACGATTTGCGTCTTATTAATATGTATCTAATGTTTAATTAGTTAGATTTAAGGAACGTTACTGATGTGCCTGATTTTTTACCGGCATTAGATACGTTTGTTATAATTTTTTTAGGTTGCGCCATTTTATACCTATTAACAATAGACGGCGGAGCTTTTTTTAATATCTGATTGTTTCTAGATATAATAAATTTTTTCTTATTCTGATCTTCAATTAGTTTTGATATTTTAGTTTCTAGACCTGATATTTTAGATTCTCTGTTATCTATTTCATTAAATTTATCTCTTGCTTCTTTTTCAGCGGCATCAACATCATATTGTTGGCTAGGTCTTCTCCATTCTCCTGAGTACATTAACGTTTCAACGTTATCCTGTGAAACCGACGTAATATAAATGGTTTGTTTAGACGATTTTAGTATATTTTCACTATCAGATTGTGATATTCTAAACGAAATCTCTCCGTTTGCTAAGTTCTCAGACTTTGCGCTTTTCTCATTGTTTATTTTTATCTTTCCAGCTGATGTTTCAAATACAAGTCGATAAATTGCGCCATTTAGATTAAGATCTAGTGGAATAGATTTATTATTAACTATATTAAATAATTTTAGTTTTACTGCGTTATCAAACGGAGATATAATAAGCCTTAATTTTCCAGGTCCAAATATAATGTCATCTCCAATATCTTTAAGTTTAACAATTCCACTATTTTTAGATACTGATATATTATTATTACTAAAAAACACGGGTACATACTCAATAGATTTAACAGGGGCAACATGTGTAGCCTCATCTCCAATAAATCCTGGAGCAAATGTAGGTTCTATGAACAGTTTGGTTGCTTCAAAATTCTTTTTAATTATCTTATTATATACCTTTTGAGATTGTGGCTCATCTGATAATGGAATAACATTTAACTTTCTGCCATATTTCTTAGGAGATATCATTGAAAACGAAGCTTCTCTAATGATTTGTTCTCCATTTCTTCGGTTTGTTAATCTTGCTAATAAGTCAATTGACATACTAACAGCTGTCCCCGCATTCTTAAGAATAGGTCTAAATACTAAAGGTTCATCCCAATCATCTTCTTGAAATATAACCTGACGTGATGTATTTATAAATGCGCTTCCGATTTGTTCAAAAATACTAAGCTGATGTATGATTACCCAATCGTCGCTAGGATGTTTCTTATTTAATATTGAAATAAGTTCTTCGGGGAATCCTCCATTCCAAGTAAGATAATATTCTATAAAGTCACCGTTTGCCGATTCCGTAACAGCAGCACCAACATTATTGAACTCATTTGATTGAGATACAGATGCGCTGTAATTTTCTGATATCTCAAAGGCATCATATTTAACATTTAAATCAGTATGAATTATTGAACGTTTACCACATTCAGATAATGTAACATTAATTGGTGCGTTTGTAGTAAATCCTGAATATCCACCAGTTGAAGTAGGAGTAATTGCGGCAGCTAATGTATTTGATTTAACTGCTGCATTTATAAAATCTTGATTTATATTTTTAATAGATGGAACTAAAATGTCAATATATCTATCAAATTGAGAATCGGATAAGAATAAAGGTTTAGGATTAAATGTTATTAATTCGCCGATAGTATCCGGTGAAAGCATTATGTTAGCAAATATATGATTTTCTCCATTATTTTGTCTATTTATTACTGCTAGGATAATTGCTTTAAATCCTTCGAAATCAAATCCGGATACAAAATGAAATCGTACCCTGTCATATACTACATTCCAACCTGATAATGATGTCTCTGTCATATCGTTATCATAATCTATATAGTTAGGGATTTTTTCTGAATCTATATAAACCATTTTATTATTACCAATAGAGACAGCTGTTAAATCTTTAATATTTCTAGTTGATGAAAATGAACTATCTTCGTTGTATATCTGATACACTCCGGCTTTGTCGTTATGTAACAATGTAATATTGTCAGAAATAAAATTAGTTGACCCCATCGGTTCAAACATGTACTCAACTAAACAATATGATGTTAAACTTATGAATCTACTTTCCGTCATTGTATTTTACTTTTTTATAGACCAAACGGTCTAAATAATTTTTTAAAATGTTTATTTAGGTTGTATGTTGCAGTTACTCCTACAAATACGCCATGGTTTACTGAACTTGTATTAAATACTAACCCATATCCGACTGATGGACCAAATACAACAGCGCTTTCGTTTGATGTTATCATCTTTTTATCAATAATAGATCCCGTTATATCTGTTACTATAAACCCTGGATAATCTGATTTTATAAATATTTTATACGAATCCTTTCCTTCTGATAATCCAGTAGTAAATGACATTCCTATTTCGTTTACATTGATTGACGTAGTACCCGGTTGAATTGAATCGCCGATATGTGTAAATCTACTTTCTCCTGATAGTTTTTGATAATTACCAACACTAAATGTTTTATCGTAGTTCCAAGATATTCCAGTGCTTCCATCTTTGTATTTAAATACGACGTTATCAACATTAAGTGTATCATGTTTAATAACAATAGTTTCAACAAATACAACTTTAGGGTTATTCTTAAGATGTTTTATTTTATCGTATAAATCTTTATTAATAGATTTTAATTCTTCCTTAGATGCAACTAAAATGCCCTTCTCGAATGTTAGATCTCCAGCTTTATCAGTGTATGTTGTTATGCTATCAGCAAGTGCTATCCTATTCATATTAGCAATAGTTACCTCATCTTTTAGATTAGACGAACGATTACATTGTTTTAAATATAACATAGTAACGATAGCTATGACTATGATAAGTATAGTGTTTGTGTTAATGTTTTTAAGTTTTCCTAGTTTCATGTGTTTATAAGTTTAGTTAGATTTTCCTGGTTTAATATTAAACCTGTTTCCTCTTCTATTTTATTTATCAACATAATTTCTGACTCTCTTAAGTTAGTAAGTTCATTACTTATTATGTTCTTATTATCAATAATAGACAACATCGCTTTCTCTAAATTAGATATTTCAATATGAATATCTGCATATCTATTTACGATTGACTTAAGTTCTTGTATATCCGTCTCTTTAATATTCATTATTCTATAATTTTAACATCTAACGTACCGGATAATAGATTCTCTATTTTTCTAAGTCGTGATTCTACAGCTGACATATCAGTAGGAGATGACATTGATTGATTTGACGAACTTGATTGAGTTGATGAAGTATCTGAGCTAGTCGAGTTATCAATAGTACTTGCAGTAGAGGGCGGTTCTGAATTAGTTTTTACTACTTCCGTCATAGATACACCACTATCTGTTGGAGCAATATCAGGTTTATCAATAACGGGAGGAGTATTAATAGGAGCAACTCCTCTGTCCAACCCAATTTTTGATTTAGTAACATCAGTTGTATTAGATATATTATCAGTTACTGAATCTTTAATGTTTTTAATTTTAGATTCTGATGTATTAACTGTGTTAGATATATTAGTCTCATTTAATATATCATCTGTGTTAACAGAGTCGTCAGTCTCATTTAATATATCATCTGTGTTAACAGAGTCGTCCTCCATTCCAAAACGTTCCTTAACTGCTTCAATATCAGCAAGTGTAATTGTTTCATCTTCATCTTCTGTATCTTTAGGGTTCACAGATGTGATGTCTGAATTTATAGCAGTGTTAGTCGTGTTAATACTAGTATCTCCGATACTTTCAGTATTTGAATCTTCTATGGATGTATCGTTTATCACAGACGATACACTTGATACATTTACTATATCATCTGTGTTAACAGAGTCGTCAGTTTCATTTAATATATCATCAGTGTTAATAGAGTCGTCCGTACTAACAGAGTCGTCCTCCATTCCAAAACGTTCCTTAACTGCTTCAATATCAGCAAGTGTAATTGTATCATCTTCATCTTCATCTTCTGTATCTTTAGTTATAGAAGAAGAATTGTTATTAATAACACTTTTAGATATATTATTAGTAATACTTTCATCAACATCGTTTATAACAGATGATGAAACATTATCAGATACATCAGACTTAACTACTTGTTTATCTTCTAATTCTAAAATTGGAGTTACATTGGATTCAACAACAGGGGCAATTGATTCAACAGAGTTGCTAGATTCAGTTTCAACATCATCTTCCTCTATTTCGTCTATTACTTCTTCTGGGTTTATAGAATCAGCTTCGTTGTAATCGGTATCATCTTTTGAATCTATATCATCAGATTCATTAATTGTGTTACTTTTAGTGTTATTTAATAGTGGATACCCATCCTCTCGTAAAGCCGCGATTAACTCAGGACTAGATAATAATCCACTAGGACCATCTAACTCAGGTTCAAATTGATGTGCGATGCTTTCAATATCTTCGCCCCCCATGATTTTATCCCACATGTCCTCGGGTTTTGGTACCTTAAGGATAACACTAGATATTGCCTGCTTTACTTTAAGAAAATATGCATCAGGACCGTCCGCTTTATACTTGGTTACCTGTTCTAAATATTTCTTAGCTTTTTCTAGTCTACGGTTAGAATCAGATATCTTGTAAAGCTCCTTTACCATTGATTTAAATGGATCACCGTATTCTAAAAGGTTAATATAATTAATACTTAACCCTGAAGATGGATCGCCTCCATTAAATCCACCTTTTTCTGGGAAAATATTAGCAAATATCTCTCCTGCACCGAGATTAGCTGCTTCCAACGTCGCCTCTGGATGTAGTTCATTGAACCTGGCCACTAGAGTTTCATACTTCGCGACATTACTATTAACTTTTGCTATTTGTAAATCCGCCTTATTGAAAAATATACTATTGAATGCGTCTAATGACATTTACTGTAATTATTTTTATTATTTATTAGTGTTTCAAGTTAGAAGGTAAGTTTACTTTAATTGGACTAGTATCTTTTAGTTTTAGTTTATCAATATCCGTTACACGTTCATTGTCATCTTCAATATCTTTATTAATAATATTAAGGAGTAATGAATATTCCATATATTCTAAATTGTATAATGTATCAAAGCTCTGGTTAAGCTTCACTGCTAATCGAGCGTTAAGCTCAAATAAGTTCATCAAGTCTAGTTGAAACAATGAAAATATCTTTGACAGTGAAGCTTCCTCCCAAAAAAATCGACGTCTCCAATCCAGTTTTACATTTTTCGCATACACCAGATGCACGATTAGTTGCAGCTAATTTTAATGATTCAGTGATCTTATGAATAATCGTAAACTTCTTATCGCTCCATCTTAGAGATTCTTGTTTTAAGTGTGATAGGTTATCCATCGTAAGTTGTCTCCAGTCATATACTAAATATGGTCCAAAGCTATAGAATGCCTCATCTATATCAAATCCAGCTTTAATTTCAGTTTTCTTTTTTTGTTTAAACTTATCAATTACCCCAGATGATGGAATATATATCTTAATTGTTTCACCTAATTTTTCAGATTTAATAGTAAAGCACTTATCCGTTTCATCATAATACTTTAATAATTCATCAGGAATTTGGAATCCTAGTAAATTTTTACTTGTTACTTGAATCCTATTAACATGTTTACATTTTACACTTTTACACTTTATATTAGCCATTAATTTATTCTCCTGATTAGGGAAAGTTAGTTCATATATTCTAAATAGAATATGATATCTATCAGTATCACTGTAATCTTTAAAATTAAATGGCTGCGGGTTTCCTTTAACTTTGAATTTAGTACATGCGTTTAATATAAAATTTATCTTTTCCTTTATATCAATTGGATCATGACTATCCATAGTTGACCAGTGTCTAATCTCTTTAGTTTTAGCTGATCTAATTAATAATTCAACGTCATCAACGTAAAACATTCCACCTGATGGTAGTAAGTCTAATTTAAGTAATTTCCAAGGGGAATCCTCGACAGCGGATAACTGGGATTCATTTCCTTCATAGCTTCTTGCTTTACCAAGACTTGTTATTGGTTCGTGTTTTGCAACGACTTCAGTAGGTTCTTGAACATGTTGGTTTACACCATGTTCCATGTCGATTGCATCTAACCTGCTAATATCATCTTCATGTTTATTATCCATATATTTAATGTGTTTTTTATATTATATACAAAAATAGGCGTCTAGTTTTAAAAACAGATGCCTTCTATTAAATTTATTTATTGGACTATGAGTTGATAAACTCTGAGAAATTAAATGCTCGGTATTTGGACTCATATATACGTTCCATTGAATCGACATATATTTCCTGAGTTTTTAATGTCTCAGGATCTTTGATGTATACCTTGATAGTGTTATCACGTCGGTTGATATCTATTTTATATAACTTGCCAATTACAGTTCTACCATTTTTTGAATTAAGTTGAGAGTTAACAAGCATTCCACGTACCCTCATTCCAGGTCTGTAATAATGATCTATTATGTTTATAGTAGAATCAAATTCAGATATACCAGGATCTCCGTCCCTAGACATATCACTTAATGGTAATTGCTTTATTGAAATACCAGGAGTAAATTGACTCCTTCCCATTACGAAGCTAAAGTCTCCACTTTGACCAGTGAAAGGAAGTCCTCTCATTTTATCTCTCTGTTGAAAGCCGGTAAATCCGTTATTTTCATTTACGTTATTCATTAAATAAACGGGGTAGTGTTTGTTCGATGTCCATATATTACATAGGCAGACTCGACTTCAGCTACTATTGTTCCACCAATGTCACTAGCAAATTCAAATTTACTTAATATAAGATTTAGTATAGGATTTGATGTTAAATATGATACTGGATATACAACAGCGGTATCATCGGTGTTATGAACTCCCCATATTTTAATGTGGGTTGTTGCGGAGTCTAAATTAGTTAGATCCACAAACTCAACCTTTGTAATAGCACCTAGTGCATTACCTATTTTATTAGCAGCAAGCGGTCCGCCTACCTGTAGATATTTAATAGTAGTTTTATCAATATCGGGTTGTCTCTTGTCTGCATTAATATAAACAGGTTTATATGACACCGATTCACTAAGTTTAATTATTTCTGTTGCGAAGTTATTCATATTATTATTATTATTTTACTTTACCATAAACAATTAATGCTGAAATTTTAACAGCATATAAAAGATTTGGGTTAACTATCTTTATTCTATTTATCAAATGTATTGGGTTATTTGAGGTAGGATTTGTGAACATTGTAAAAAGATTATATAGAGGATGTCCCTTATATGTTAATGATGCGGCATCCTCTATCCATAGCTCTACATTCTTGTCAGATATATCAATTTCTTCTCCATTACTATCATTAGTTGGATATGTCACCTTTAATATAATCCCTCTCGCATAAACTACTCCGGTGCTTAAATCTAACATAGGTGAACCTGATGTTAGTATGTGGTTATCAAACAGTATAATTTCTCCATTATCTACATCTGCATCTAAATGAATGCATGAATATCCATCTACTGGAAATGCAAAATCACCAATACAAAAATCTCCAGCAGTTTCAGTTTTCTGTACTATCTTAAAGCACTTATCATTGAATAATTGAAGTATCGCTTGGTTATTTGATGCAGCATTCTCGCAAAACGCTTCTATTTTATTAATTGCCATTGTTATTACATTATTTTGTATTTTCCTGTTCTAGGGTCTATTTCTTTACTTAGAGTTTTAGTGGCACGATGTTTATTTTCTATAATAATTGGATTAATAGGAGATTCGTGCACTTGCTTAGGTTGATTATTAACATCAGATTCTGACGTATCAATATCTATAATTTTGTCGTGTTTAATGTCTGAAAATTTAATGTAAAAATGTAAAGCAGTAAGTGACATTATTGGTAAGGTACCACCTTGGAATGCTGCTAGTAATCTACGATGATCAATTATTGTAAAATCTTCAAATACAGGTTGAATAAGTTCTACCCATGATAGAAAACCCTCATCTAGTACATTTATATATCTATATTCAAAGAATATGTTACCTATTACTTGAATCATTGTAACTAACCCGAATAAAAACCAAATAGATACTCTGCTTATTTTAATAGATGATGCTGAAACGGATGATAGTGCAAATACCTCAATCGCGATTGATAGGTATATTGCCCAGCTATATGGGTTTCCAAGACCATACCAACTAACAACGTGACTAATTGACATGATTACCACTAGTAATATTGGAAGTAGAAATGAATTACGTATAATTAATTCTTTATTTAAGTTAATCCACTTAATCATTTGACTCTACTCTATCCTTAATTTGGGATAAACTTATTTTTCCTCTATCTAAATCATCTTCATATATTAAAAAATCTAACATAACACGCTCCATTATATTCATAGCTTCGTCAGATTTTAGTGTAACATGTTTAAGTGATATAATCTCTAATGTTAACGAATCAAGCTTATTAACTAATGTTGTATTGTTTTCAGTTAGATGCTTGTTAGTTTTACTAATCTTAGAACCATTACATCCTTTTCCAAGAAATAATACTAAGAATAATAACGTTAATATTTGCCATGCTTGTGTTTTTATGAAATCTACCATGTATGATGTATATTTTTATTATTTATCATACTTTAGATTATAATAAGTATGAGATTGCTATTAATAAACCCGTTAATAGCATAGATGACGAAACTACGACATATCCGATATCATATTTAAATTTGTCTTTATTATAACTTCTATATTTATAGCTAATTTGAACTACGTATCCATAAAAATCATCACTAAATACACGCTCGTATTCGGCCTTTATTGAATCTAATATACCCTCTTTACCTAAAAAGTCTGTGTATTTCTTCATCGCATCGGATACGAACTTAAGTTCAACAGATTCCTGTGAATCTTCGGTGTACATTAATAATTCAGGGTTAAGATTAACTCCGATGAACATTTTGTCTTTTTCCTTTCTAATTCCGAGTTTTGCAAGTTTATCATCTTCTTCGAGTTCGTTTAGGATTGATTTGTATCTACTAAAATATCTCAAATCCTCAAACGCGTCTCTAAGAGAATTAAATATTAACTGCGGATAAATGTAGTTTTTAGTTTTCATAAGTCAAAAATGTGATTTAATGTTTCCCTAAATGCAGGGTTTTTTTGTAATACTTTAGTCTTAATATCGCTTCGTATTTTTCGAAGCTTGGTTTTTACTGTGTTTTCATTTATTGAATATCGATATGCTATACATCTAACCTTCTCTCTATTAATCATTTTATCGATAGCGATACTTTGTAATAATGTATCTTCTATTCCATATATTTCAGAGATAGTCATATCATATAAACTTTGGTATTCATCTTCAAATTTAATAAATATTTCACCCTCATTGCATTCTCCACGTTCATGTCCGAGTTCAACATTTGTTGTTCTATTTTTCTTTTTTATATGTAGATAATATAATGTTTCATTTCTAGCGATTGTATAAACCCATGTAGTAAATCTACCTTTATTAACATCAAATTTATGTATGTTGTTAAATATCTTCTTTAATGTAAACTGTAGTGCCTCATCCGTATCATCACTATTTTGACATAATTTACTAATGTGATATCTAAGTTTTGGGTAAACTAGGGATGCTATTTCGTTTATTTCTCGCTCGGTTATTGAACTATCGTTAAATTTTATTGATATTTGGTGAATTCTCTCATTAATAGTCTTGTTAGTTTTTTCAAATCCCATTTATGCTATTTTTTTAGTTCATTGTTTATATTATTAATAATGTCTACACAATCTTTACATTTTTCATATTCTTCAATATCTTTAAAGAATAGAATACATCTGTTTAAACTTGCTATGAACTTATCCCTAGTGAGATTAATAGAATAATTTTTAGATTGTATTGTTATTTTTACCACGTTTATTTCGTGAATTTCACGTTTATGATAGTTTTCTTTAATAGCCCGTATAACGCTATTATATATCTCACGTTTATTGTCTTCTAATATTTGGTCAAGTGTTTCATCTCCCGTAAATTGTAGGTTTTTCATATACTGATATTTAGTAGCATGTAAATGCTTTTAGTATATTATACTACTATTGTATTTAAGATTTAAAGAATTTACTTTTTAAATCTGTAATGTGATTTATTGTTTCTATATTAAATATACCCCTGTCAATGTTTGATGGTTCTCCTCTATTTCCTGACTGGGCGTCATTCATTTTACGTATTTCATCAAAGTTGTATTGAGACTTTCCTCCGCCTTCTCTGTGAATACTAAATATTTCCTCTTCTAACTGTTTTACATATTCTGGAGATTGACTTTCGAATGTTTCAACTGCTATATCCCAGAACTGTGATGACTCAAATAATGAAGACATATTAACAGAAGTCATAGCTAAATCATCATTTCCATTTTGACCTCGATATACACCACCTTTAGATCTTCCAAATGATTGAAGTTCAGTTATAGTAGATTCGTCATTTGGTATAATACGATTTATAGTAATTAAGTATTTAAATTTCTCACAATATTTAATTTTATTAGATGGTCCTAATCTGAGCCCAGGTTTTAATTTAACCGCTGCTTGTGTATGTTTAGTGTGAACCATTTGACCTTGCCAAAAATTATCATTTTCTTTTAGTCGATCCATTATGATATCTCCCTTGTGATTAAGTTCGAGCACGATACGTGTTTGTTCAGAATTAAATATATTATATATTATATGTTCGCAGGCAGTTGCGAATTCTCCAATATCTAACTCATTAGATCTAAGGTATCCTATTTGAACTATTGAAATTGCATCCATTTCATTCTTAACTATCTCCTTTTTCTTTAATAATTCTCTAATCGGCATGCTTACTACCTTATATATGTTTAGCACTGAATAATCAGCACCTATTCCATCTGCTGTATCTATACTAAAAACATAATTGCTCATATCTTCTCTAAAATCATTAGCCGTCTTATTGGCATATTTTTTATGGAAGAATAGGTAATTATTAATATGTGATAATTCTTCTTGTAATATTAAATTAACTTGTTGGTATTTGGATTTAACAACGTCAAGTCTCTTAAGATCCCTTGAGTTTAATAATAATTTATCAGATGAGAAAAATTGAAGTCCGTATTCTTGATTGAAATCTTCAATAGATCCTAGATCTGCAATAACTGCATTTTTCCAAGTGTCTCCCCTTCCTGGCACTTGCCACCAATCTACTCGTAATGGAACATAACTTGATTTTCCATCTACTGCGGATTTCCATATTTCCCAGAATTTATTTTTACCGTTTGGAGTAGATGTTAAGATAATCTTTCCATTTGGATCTGCAGTTACAGTAGGAAAAATTGCTCTATAAAATTCATCTAAATTAGAATCATTAATGTGGGCAAATTCATCTACATATAATAAGTTAACAGTTAAACCGATACCCGATTTCTTAGTTGTTGTTCTACCGACTAGTCTAGAGTTTGAATCAAATTTAACATTACTTGCATTTATAACGCTTATGCCCGGTTTCATAAAGAACGGAAGTCCCTCTAATGATATTTTAAATTTATCTATAAGTTCTCGAGTTGTTGTAAAATTATCGGCTACGCATAGTGCTGTTTTTTCAGGATTAAATATTAGGAACCATAACATATATAATGCAGAAGTAACAGTCTTACCTGTCTGTCTACTTGCCATCAGTATATTTAAGTTGTTATTATCAAATGTATGAAGTATTTGTTCTTGAAAATCCCTAAGTCCTCCTATTGTTTTAACAAGCATTCTCCCACTATGTGTTTGAATAATACAATAGTTTGTAATAAAGTATAAAGGATCCATTTTACACTTCTTTAGCTCTTTTAATTCAGTATGTGTGTATTCAAACGGTAGTTTTTCACGTTTAAGATTTATATCGTTGTCCTTAAATGGCGAGTTCCTTAATTTTCTAATATCTTCTATACCATTATTAATATCACTTATTAACTTGTCTATTTTTTCAGTAGTCCATATATAATTAGAGTTATCTCCTCCTATACCGGATACTTTAATTGACGAGAAACTGCCAGTTGCTGACATTATATCTTTCATATGATTATATTATTTCCTCAAGATCAATAAAGTCATCATTTATGTCCTCATTGATTGTGATGTCTTCGTCAATATTCCTAAGTAATGTTTGTTTATTAGTTGGATCTATTAGATCACTATGTTTAGCATGCAAGTTTTTATCATATTCACTAAAATCAGATTCACTAATTTCTATTTCATCTAAACTATCTATCATATTTTTAGTTCCGACAGATAAAAAGAATTGACCTTCTTCCTGTTTAGATTTGATAACAGCTGAATCTGGGTTGACTGGAGCTTCACTATTTAACTTTTTATATGTATCTTCAAGGAAAAGTACATAATTTGCTTGCATTTTAGTAATATTAGCCATTTTATCCTGAAGTTGCCCCATTACTTCTAATAAACGAGGATGAGTATTACCAGATGATATTTCTTCCATAACCTTCATTATAGTAATCTTTAATGTTCGTAGTTGAAAGAAAAGATTAGATATGTTTATTGTATCTAACTCTTTTTTATGTCGAGCATAATCATTGTTCTCGAATATTCCAATATCTACAAAGTTTTTAAATAGTGAATCTGTGATTTGTCTAGCTTTTACTGTATATTCGTCACTCATTTTCTCAAAGTCGTATGGACTAGGTGCACGAGTTTCCATTGCTAATTCGTTATCAACAAGTAAGTCCTCATTTGGTTGAGAGCTAATAGTACTCAACAATGATTCTATCTCATTTTTTAGAATGTTCCGGTTTTCCTTTCTAATTTTTCCGTCTGACATTTAGTTAATTTTATTTTCATACTTATCAACTGCCGGATTTGCGAATATTTTAATCTGCTTTACGGATTCAATCCAGTTATAGACGATATCATTAATACGTTTAATGAATATATCTAAATCTTCATTTACTCCAAACATTTGATTAGACAAGGTATTTTTCATTATATTATCCTTGTAATCATATCCAATATGCATTCTCTTTTCCCTTCTCTCGTAAATGGGTCTGTATATACTATCTTTTACCATATTATTATATATCAACAGCTGGCCTAGCTACGATATCATTTATTTTAATGTTAACTGCTCCTAGTGAATCTTCTGGAATTCCTTCACTATATTCATTTCCATGTCGGTCTATAAATCCTCCTCTAACGAGAGGAAGTTCATTTCCACTAATTATTATATCATTAAATTCATCAAGTCCTATTAGTTTAGCGTTTGCATTTAATTTTTTAGCGTCTTCGTTTATTTGTGAAACTATTGTTATTGCAACTGAATCAATTCCGTTGATTTCTTCTATAATCTTAATTAAGTCACTCTTTGGAATTCTATGTCTACGTGTATTCTGTACAAAATAGCTACCAAGTTTAGTATATATATCATTTTTAATAATTTCGGGTGGTATATCATCGAACACAATTACTGATAAATTAACAACATATCTAACTACTATTGGATCAACTAGTTTTATATCAGATCCAATAAGTTTAGTTCCTGATTTTTCTAGATATTTCAGAAGTTCAGATTTCTGATATTCACTCAATTTAAATCTATCTAAATCTGCTGAATAATATTCTTGCGAATTATCAAATGTCTTTCTAATATCAGGTACTAGAAATAAGTTTAACATCCTACTATCAAGTTTATCTAAATAAACAGAAATAAGTGAGAATATATTAAGTTTTCGTAAGTGTACAATATAATGTTCCTCATTAATTAATGCAAAACTTTTAGATTGATGAGGAGCAATAAGCTTAGTTAATTCTGAATTTTCAGGATTAGCTCCAAAGAATGGAGGTTGAGTAGTGTTAATTATAATATAATCATTTAATTCAACTTCATCTCCTAATATTGTAAATCCTGTATCCTCGAATATATATTTAACATTAGATGGATCATTAGTTCTAATATTACCACGAGGTCCCTCGTTAACTAAATACTCTACAATAATTTCAGATCCTCTACTTGGAATTAAACCCATTGAATTATTTCCAAAGTAAATATCAAGTCCGTTAGTTATTCCAGTTTTAGATATGTAACCTTTTGCTCCTCTTGGTATATCAAGAAGAGATCTATAATGTTTCCATTTTTCTCCATTAACATATACATTCACAAAAAAGTTATCGATGAAGAAATTTTGAGGGCTTCCAATTGAGAAACTGTCAAGTGGTAATCCCTTTGCTACTACTGTTTGTGTTTCAAGAATACCTTGCCTAACATTTAATTTTAATCCATCATCTTTTCCATTTAATGAAAATCTAACTTCATCTTGTGGTAAATCTAAAATATAAGAAAGTCCATTATTCTCACATGTTATCTTAGATAAATTTGGTAAAATTACATAGTCTACTGGAAAATCTTCAGCATCAGTATTAATGAATAATGATATTTCTCCTGATGCAGATATTGCCCGGCTTGGATTATGCCCAGATAGTGATGCTAACGAATAAATCGAGGTAAGCCTAGATGCTTCATTAATATTAAGTTCAGTTATTGCATCTTCTATGTAGTAAAATATTAACTGTGTTAAATTTTCAACAACTATTAATATCTGACCAAACGGAGATGCCGCAGTGAATACTGATTTACTTTGATTAAATCTACCTGATAGGTATTGTACGGTATCTACTATAATATCTTCAATTGTCGCTCTAAGCGTTTTAAATATTTTATAGCTTCCTAATTGAGTGTTACTTGCCATTCAGATTACTTCTATTTTTATTATTTATCTGCGAATTAACGATTCTAATGATAACATATTTATTTAACCGAGGTTACGACAAATAAATAAATAAAAGATTGTGTATTCGCATGTATAAAGAGCTAGATAAAAGTAAAATCTATGAGAATTCGATATTATCGTTTTCATTCGAGTTTAAATCCCCGATTAGGCGTAGAGACCTAGCTTCAAAATTATCTAATAACTTAGGAAAAAAAGTTAATTGGTTCAAGGGAGTAGACGAGAGTTTTAAAGCAACTAAAGATATTTTTAAACTTTCTAACAAATTTAATGCTAATACTAAGACATTTATTTTTGAGACAGGATTTCAGCCGTATCAAGAATCAATGCATACAATGTTGAAGGTTATGAACATCGTAGATCACTTCGGGCACACTGACGATCGTTGCGAGGTTAAGGTGAATATATCAATAAACGAAAGACATATTGAGTCCGGCGTTAATATTTCAAAATTGAATAAATTCAAGTATTTAATTGGACTAAACGAAGAAAGCATTTTAAAAGACTGGAATACTGATTCTACTGAGCGACATAAGATTAATAGAAATCAATATTTTCATGTCCATGCAAAGGATCCTTATAATACTATTATGACATCGTCATTAGTTGAGCGAATGGATCCGCACAGATTCAATTTTCCTCACTCTGATTTTTTTGGACATGATTTTTCTAAGCTAAATGAAGGATTTCTTACAATAAGCTATATTGGAGGAAAAGATTACCAGAAGAGAAAACAAGAGGCAACTAATACTATTAATACGATAATTCATCGATTATATGAGACATTGTCAACAAATTATCAATATGGAATTGATGAAAAACGAAAAATAGAGAAAATTGTTGAAGAATATACAAATACAGTTAAGTCTACTAAGAACCCATGGGATCTTAAAGCTAATTATCCTAAAATAAACTTATATTACGGATTGAGCCCGAGTTCATATCTAGTAGAAGCAAACTATCACTACTTTAGAGATAAAATATTTGAACTTTTAGTGTTTGGTGGAGTTACCGAAGCTAGTATAAATTACGATGACGAACGAAAGGTAATTCAGGTTAAAGATGCTAAGATTGATAAAAATATTATTATAGAAAATTTTGAATTCTATAATTGTATAATTGAAGCGGACGCAAAAAAATGTTTATTTAGCGATTGTACTATTAATAACTCGAAATTAGAAGAGTGTGACATCATGACAAATAATTATATTAAAAATTCCAAGGTGATTGAATGTAAATATCATGGAGGTGGTAATGAAATTACAAATAGTCATATATCAAATAACCCTAAGGATATGATAGACGGAGAGCTTAAAAATTGCTTAGTAAGTAAGGGTAATTTCAAATCTTCGGCATCAGTTGATAAGAATACTATTGTATTAAACTGATGATTAAGTGTTAATAAATAAAAAAAATATAGGATAACTGGATGTCAATATATAGTAAATTAGGGGGAATTAGAAAACTAAGTAATTCTAGTTTAACCTCAATCGTAGATGTTACAAATTTAAATTTTAGAAGTTTATCGGACGCGACATTAGGGTTCTTAAATAATATAAAATATAATGAAAGTACTAATTCATTATCATCATTCAAGGGATCATTTGATCACGTTGATATATCAAATACATTATCTCTAAAAGTAGATGGAATTCCTACGTTTACTATAAACACACATGGTAAAGCAACAGGACGGGAATTACTTGTAGTAGTTTCAGAATCAAAACGACATAGATTTACGGATTTTAATGATTGGCCAGAAACAGGAGTTCCAGGAGAAGTAATTTACACTGGTGTTCAAAACCAACAACCTGGATTCGGAGAAGATTTCATAGGATATTTAAGTGGTAGAGGATGGGTAAGTTTAACTAATTTAACTGCGCCAGTTGACGGCTTATATTTATTACCTGAAGTAGGAAGCCCTATTGTTATACCAACTGTTCCAAATGGACAGGGATTAGTGTGGATAGGACCTCCTGGATCTGAACTTAATTATAATCCCGTTAATACAACAGTTTATTTTACAGATGATGACGGTAATACATTTGATATATTACAAGATTTTGCATGGGATGTAATTGGAGCTAACGCAAAATTTAAACTACAAGGAAAAGCTGTAATTGGAGATAGTTCAAATATTGGAAAGTTTCAATATGTAGACGGGAACGAGACACCTGGATATATTCTTACATCAGATGGAGCAGGTAATGCAAACTGGGCACCTAATTCTGGAGCAAACACAATTGGAGCAACTAACCTGGCATACTGGGAAACTACTTCATTTACATCCAATATAGCAGAGACAATTATACATGATTTAGGAACATTAAACGTAGTGCTAAATGTAGTAGATGTTACTACTAACGAAAGTGTTGAAGCTCATATAGATAATTATCAAATTAATTCATTTGATGTTACGCTATCAGATACTAATCCTAATATTAAAATCGTTGTGATGGGAGCGGGAGCTAGCTTATCGTCGACATCATCAATGATAATGTCGCCTGACGATAAATTTTTAGTTGCACTAGATACAACGACGGATGGAGATCTTGCATCTAATAATGGTATCACTAACACTCCGATTGATGGGTGTTATGTAGTATTATATATAAACGGTCAAGAAATTGAAGTAGGAAACGGTATAGCTACAAAGTCATGCTTTTTAGCAAACTCTGCCACTCCAACTATACCTAAAGGATTTAGCTCAGGTCATGTAAATGGTCAAGTAACATCAGGAGATAAAATATATTGGAATGGAAGTATTGCTGGTTTTGAATTAAATACAACTGACCGAATCTCTTTACATTACTTAACTGTTTAATAATGCAGTTATTAAATAAATAATAAAAAAATAACAAGTAGATGTCTAGATTACCTTTTAAACAATTACAAGACGGAGCACAGAGTATATCCGGCACAGGTATAATAATATTAGAACCAAGTTCTATTGTTAGAATCGACACGGCTACTATTGTAAATTTAGCGGATATCGTTAATAAAGAATATGTCGATATTAACATATTAGCACTAACTGCAAGTAACGGCCTTACTAAGACTGGAGTAGATACTAAATTAGGTGGAACTTTAACTGTAGATACTAATTTAGCTTTAGACTCTTTTACTCTAGGAATAACTGGAGAAGGTAACCTTAATACTGAAATTACTTTTCCCACCTCTATTGATTCTATTTTTGACCAAACTGGTGCAGATCTATTTGGATTAAAAGCTTTGGTTCCCCTTCCCAATGGAGTAAATGGAAAGGGTATAATGTATGTTGAGGACGCATCTAATTTTATTGATAGTAATGCTGCTAGAATACTAGCAGGAAACCTTAGTGATTTTGGGTTGCCTGGAACAGGAACGGCTATTAGCATAGGAGTAGGCGATTTTAGTGGAAATATTGCAGATAACATTCTCGCTATGTTTACTGACTATGCTGCTGGTGAATCTACAATTTATGCTGGCACTACAGGATATGATAGTGGAAATAGTATGATTGTGTTATCAGCCGATCACAATGACGATATAATATACTCAGGATTGCAATTACGAATTGGCGGTCCTACAGGTAATAAAGCAGTGATTTTACATAATGACAATTGGAGTGTACAAGATGATGTAAATAGTACAGGATATAGATTTCCTTGGGCAAATGGTACAGCAGGGCAGGTACTAG